ATTTTGGAACAACAATAATTAACACCGCTCCTGACCAAACCGTAACATTAACAGGGGGTACAAATATTCAAATTGATGGAACTTATCCAAACTTTGGGGTAAATTTTACAGGTACTACTGGAATTAGCGGAGAATATCTTCCATTAAGTGGAGGAACCGTAACTGGAGGCACTGTGTTTACCGCAGGAGTTACAGCGAATACTTTATCAAGTATTGATTATATAGATTTTGATTTGTTATCGGGAGGGACTGCTGCAAGTTCAGTAAGTAGATTAAGGTATGTTGCGGATGAGGGTGGGCTAGTAACGACCCTTTTAGGAGGAAATATAGATTTACAGATAGGACAACAAAATGTTGTTTTCTGTTATAATGGTGATACTGTAAACCTAACAAAAGGACAAGTAGTTGCAATTATTGGAAATCAGGGGAATAGGCCGAGTATCCAAAGAGCAATCGCATCTGCGGAAACAACATCATCAACAGCTCTTGGAGTGGTCGCTGAAACAATTAATGTTGGTAATGAAGGATTTGTAACTACATTTGGTAATGTTAGAGGTTTTAATTTAACAGGTATAACACCAGGTTCATATCTTTACCTTTCACCAACAACACTTGGAGGATTTACAGGAACGCAACCTCAAGCCCCCGACCATATTGTTGCAATTGGATATGTTGTTAGAACAGGTACAACTCAAGGAGAGGTATTTGTTAGTATAAATAATGGTTGGGAATTAAATGAATTACATAATGTAAGAATAACCAATCCATCCGCATATGACATATTACAATATAGTGCAGGCACAACTCCAGTTTGGTATAACACAAGTACTCCATTTTTTAGCGGATTAACATCGACAACAATATCCGCAACAACATATCAAAACTTACCTGGTAGTTCATCAGCAAATTGCGTAACAACATTTTACGTGACAAATATTAGTGGATGTTCACCTGTTAATGTATTATCACCACTTAATGTGATTGATGGATTGTCGGTCACAGGAACATCAACATTTACAAACCAAGTTAATTTTGAAGGAGGAATATCTGCCAATACATTTTCAGCTGCAACATATCAAAACTTACCAAGTAGTTTTCAATCGGTAAGAGTAGATAATAATACACAGTTTTCGGCTGATACAGGAACATTTTTAAATTTCAGCGGAATTAATATTACAATAACCTCGGCCGCAACAAATACACTTGTATTCAGTGCGGGAACAGGGGGAGGTGGAGGAGTTACCCAAATAATTGCAGGAACAAACATAACAATTTCACCAACAGGAGGAACAGGAAATGTAACAATAAATTCAACAGGTGGTGGAACAGGGCTCGGAACTGTTTACACTACAGCAAATAATTTTAACTTTTTATAATAAAAAAAAATAATTAAAAATGCCAACACCAAATACTTCACCAATTTTTAGTGTCGCAGGAGACATCCAATGGGCAACCGCAACAAATGCGATTGTTCAATCCGCGAACACAACAACTGATTTAACATCAGGTACAATATATCCTGTTTTTACAGGAGGAACTAACGGAAGTTATGTTCAAAAAATAAGATTTAGACATTTGGGAACAAATGTTGCGACAGTAGGACGCATATGGATTAATAATGGTTCATCAACTGGAACTGCGGCAAACAACACTCTTTGGGATGAAATCACATTAGCAACAGCAACAGTATCACAAGTCGCGGCTCAAATTAACTATGAATTACCTTTAGGGTTTGCATTACCATCAGGATACATTATTTATGTCACATTAGGCACTGCTGTTGCTGCGGGATTTAAAGTAACTGTAATAGGAGGGGACTACTAATGATTTACTATAAAATTAGATTTGATTATGGCTCTCCAGTTGAAGAGGGTTACCAAGAAATATCAAACGGATATGTTATACGATTAACAGATTTAGATGGCAATACTTTAGACCTTGTTGATAATTATGGGTATGGTGTAAGTGATACGAACCCGCCATATCCTTCTTGGGCAACACCTTAATTATGAGTTTATTTGATTTAGCAAATAACGATTACAGAACTCAAGTTTTTTACACCTCAGGCGTATGGACCAAACCGCCTGGTATTTCTATGGTTTTTATTCTATGCCTTGGAGCCGGAGGTGGAGGAGGCGGAGGATTTACAAGAACCACAGGACAGAATGGAGGAGGAGGTGGTGGGGGTGGTGCCGGAGCAATTTTTAACAATATTTTGCCTGCTTACGTAATACCTGACACTTTATACGTTACAGTTGGATTAGGAGGTGAAGGAGGCGCCGCACAAACAAGTGGAGGTACAGGAGGAATTTCATACGTTGAATCAATTAAAAATGGTAGTAGTGCTTTTGTATTTGCAAGGTCAACTGGTGGCGGAGGAGGTGGAGGAAGTGCGTCCGCAGGTGTTGCAGGGGCAGCTGGAACTGGAGGGGCAACATCTTCAGCGGTTAATCAAAAATCAGCAATTTTAGGAACATCAACAACAACTGCGGGTCAAAATGGAACCGTCGGAGGAACAACTGGAGTCGGTAATGCGGTTAGTTTTGGAGGTGCGTCTTCACCGACAACAAGTGGAGGGGCATCAGGAGGAGGTTGTAACACATCTAATACTGCAGGTGCAGGAGGAGCGATTACAGGGGTTGCTAATTTTGTCCCAACGATTGAGGGAGGAGCTCTTGGCGGTAATATCGGAAATGAGGGAATTTTTAGAATATTTTATGATGGATTTATATCTGAAGGAGGAAGCGGTGGAGGGGGAAATGGAAGTACTGTTGCTTTTTCAGGAAACGGAGGAACAGGAGGAAATGGTAGAATAGGTTCAGGTGGAGGTGGAGGAGGAACAGGGACTTCACCTGGAACTGCTGGAAATGGAGGAAGAGGTGGTGATGGATTAGTAATAATAATATCTTTTTAATATGTTTAATTTACCTGATAATACCTATAAAACTCAAATATTCACAGAAAACGGGTCTTGGAAAAAACCCGAAGGAATATGCATGATAGAAATAATTTGTATTGGAGCCGGTGGAGGAGGTGGAGGAGGAAGTGCAGGTAGTCCTGACAGAGGAGGTTCAGGAGGTGGTAGTGGAGCAATAACAAGAATGATTGTTCCTGCGGTGTTTGTTCCCGACGATTTAGAAGTAACGATTGGAAAGGGAGGTGCCGGAGGAACTCCCGGTAATAGTGGCTCTAATGGAAGTTCTTCCACTGTAGGAACATATAATAGAGCCACAAATGAATTTTTAGTTCACGCCACAGGGGGTAATGGAGGGTTTAGAGGTTTTGATTCTAATGTTGGTGGTGCTGGAGGAAGTTGTGCTAGTTTATCTATGAGGAGGTCTCCTTTAGGGATAATGTCTTGTACTAATGGAGTTACTGGAGGAGTTGCGGTCACAGGTTCCGCTGGGGCAAATACATTTGTAAGTGCGTCAACGATAGTATTGTATGCTTCAACTGGAGGAGGGTCACAAAGTTCAAGTGGAGGAACAATAGTTGGTATTGAAGGAATATTACCTGATTTGCCAGGGGGGAATGTAGGTCAAATAGGTAATGACGGATATACAAATTTTTCACCTTTTTATTCGTATGGAGGAACGGGCTCGGGAGGAGTTTCAGTTAGACCTATGGCGACAGGAGGAAATGGAGGGAAAGGATGTGGTGGTGGAGGAGCAGGATATACACCAATCGGAGGAGCGTCTAATAATGGTACAGGTGGTAAGGGTGGTGATGGATTAGTAATAATAACATGCTGGTAATATGGATTTATATAATTTAACAAATAACGATTACAGAACCCAATTTTTTTACAGGTCAGGAGTTTGGCAAAAACCAAAAGGAATATCTATGGTTTATATTCACGCTATTGGAGCTGGTGGTGGAGGAGCAGGAGGAGCATCAGGAGCCTCAGGAACAAATAGAAATGGAGGTGGAGGGGGAGCTTGCGGTAATACATCAAGACTTTTAATTCCCGCCGCAGTCATAAGTGATAATTTAACAATAACAGTTGGACTTGGAGGAACTGGAGGTTCGTCAGGGACGAATGGTATTGTCGGAGCGGATACTATAATAACGTCAGCAAGGGGTACTGCGACAAATGTTGCCAGAATTTTATATGCATCTGGCGGAAATGCCGGAAACGGTGTATCCGGGGGACTTGGGTCATCAGCCAACTCAATATTTAACACAATACCATCGGCATTGGGAGTGACTGGTTTTGTTGGAAACCAAGCGGGAGGAAACGGAGGAACCTCAACGGGGGCGGTTGGTGTTACAATAACTTATTCACCAAGCGGCAACATATTATTGAGTTCAGGAGCCGGTGGAGCCAGCGTAGGAACAAACGATACGGCGTTTTCAGGAGGGTCAATAACCTCAACTGCTGTTACCCCACAAGTTAATGGTGGAGCTGCCGGTGGTGGAGATGGTGAAGGAGGATTTTTAATATCACAACCTTTTTCCACATCAGGTGGCGGTGGAGGAGGTTCAAATGGAACGGGAGTAGGAGGAAAAGGTGGAGACGGAGCAATTGGTTCAGGTGGCGGTGGAGGAGGAGCGGGAACAACAGGAGGAGCTGGGGGAAAAGGAGGAGATGGGTTAGTTTTAATTGTTTGTTGGTAATACTTATACAATATGGCATGCCAAATTCAAATAAACTCAATTTCAGGTACCTCACCTTTTGACATATATTTTTGTGATATTGGACTCAATCAATGCGTTTTTATGCAAACCGAAACAAGTCCAACTTACCCAATAACAATTAATATTCCACAAATTTTAATTGGAGTTAATCAATTAATAGTTAAAATAATAGATGCAAACGGATGTGAAACTTTTAGATATTATATTTTACCAACACCCACACCGACACCAACAATAACACCAACAATAACACCCTCACCAACTCCATAATTTAATCTTCACAAAATCAAATATTGTATTATTTATAGGTAATGGCATTAGGTTTTCAAGATTGTTGTAATTCATCAAGTTACTTTTATTTGACAGGCATTCCTGCCTCAGTTCAGGAATTTGAAACTTATTATATTGAAACTTTACAAGGTGAAAGTTTTTGTGCCAAGTATGTTGAAATACCAAAATTAAATTATTCAATACCAACATACACTCTTGTTATGATGACTGAATTTACAGATTGTACAAATTGTAATAGCAGTCATACATGCCCAAGTGAACAATCAATATTTTTATCACAATTTGGAGCGGGAACAATTGCAACATCAACTGATTGTTATATAAAAACAATTTTTCCAATGGTTGTTGAATGCGAAGTTGACCCACCAACAAGTGAGTTAACAGCTGATGGTATTTTAGGGTTATACATAATTGGAGGAGTGGCACCATATGTTGCATATGAGGCCGGAACACATTTGACGGATAACCCAACCGTATATGATGTGATACCTTGGAATTCACCAAATACTTATATTGTCAGACAAAATCTAGCTGAAGGAAATTACTCATTAACCGTAACCGATTCACAAGGTAATTTTTTTGTTGATATTACTTGTACTTTGGACGCACCTCCAGCTCCAGCAAGTGTTACCTGTTCGGGAGTTGCTCCGTCAATATCATTTGAGGATGATGGTTCAATTACAATAAATGTTACAGGTGGAATACCTCCATATACTTTGTTAAATAGTAATGGCGCGTCAATTTATACTTTAGCCGCTGACGGCTCAATAACTATTAATAATTTAACATCGGGAAGTTATTCTTATACACTTGTTGAAACCGCTCAAGGAACTTTTGACCCAAATGAAACACCTATAACTTGCGTGGTTCCTGCAGGACAAGTAGTCAATTATCCATCGTCTCTTTGTTTGAGTATGACATTATGTAATCAAACAGGTTCTCAAAATACGTTTTATTTAACATTAGTTCAATCAGGACAATACAATAATAGACCTGTATATGTATTAAGTTCTTATTCTGCAAGTATCATAGGAAATCCAAACGGTTTTCAAATAAGATGGGGTGGGGATAATGTAGGATGGACATCCGTTGCTGGAACAACATCAGGACCACCTCAATTTGCGACCAATCCATCAAGTTGTTCATCTTCTAATCCCTCCTTTAGTTTGACTTCATCATATACTGCAGGAGGAACTATTCCATTAACCGCTCTTCCACAAAATTTTACTTGGAGTAGAGGGGTAGGATATTTAACAAACTTGAGCGCTTCAAATATATCTTTGTCTCAAAATTCTTGTCCTGTTAATTTATTTATAAACGCTATTGATAACACAATCTGTCAAAATAATCCTAACTCTGACGCTACAATAGAATTAACGGCAAATGGAGGTTCGGGAGGATATTCGTTCTTCTATAGAAAAGGAACTACTGGTTCATATTCAGGACCGGTTCCTTCTCCAATAACAATTCAATCTTCATCAACCGCTGCTGGTAGTTACCAAGTTTATGCGGTTGATAATTCAGGAGCTCAAAGTTCAATTGGAACTTTTACAATTATTAATAGTTGTTTAAACCTAACAGTTACAACTTCTTCAACTAATATTTGTCCTAATTGGGAAGACCAACAAGGTGTTGTCACATTTACATTGACTTCTTCAAATTCTACAGGACCTTACGTATTCTATTGGAGAAAACAACAAAGTACGGCGTTACAATGGAATGTCGTTTCAAGTGTTAGTAATACCCAAACAATTACTGTTTACGGCTCATCCAATCCATCAAACTCCGCAAGTGTTGCAGGAAATAATGGTTTTGGTACTTATGAATTTTATGTTGAAAGTTCAGATGGGCAAACATCAACAATAGTAAGTCAAACTTTAAATAATATTTCTTGCGGGCCAGCGCCTTTAAGTTTTTCAGGTTCAAGAACGGTAACACAACCTACTTGCACCACCCCAACTGGTTCAATAACATTTTCAGTTGCTGGAGGGACACCACCATATGAAGTTTCAATCTATCTTGATGGTACTTTTCAATCACCAATTCAAACATTTAACGGGCCAACAATTACAATCAATAATTTAGTTGGAGGGTCATATATAATTTATATATCAGACCAAACTACTAATCAACTTCCAATTAATTTTTCTGAAGAAATAACCGCAATTCCGGTAATTAAAGTTGTTGCTTATACTCATATAAATGAAGATGAAAAACAAATTTTAGTGGCTTCGGGTGATTATCAAAAGAGTTTAACAAATAGGCATGTTTGGGATTATCCGATAGATATTGAATATTATGTTGAATATCCTTCAGCACTTGGTACTCTTACTGGGTATATAGAGGTTAAATTATTAACGCAAAGAGCTTTTGGGCCAGGAATTCAAGGGGATGGGTACGTGGCGCTTAATTATGGGGATGGTTATTATTTAGGAATGAATAATTGGGATAAGGTTACCAGTTTAATTACTGATTCAGGACCTGATAATATACAAAGACCAATTAAAACTTGGATGCCATATGCTGCATCTGACAATAGTAGTTGGTTAATGACTTACAATGGACAGGATTATTTCCAACCGGACACGTATCCTCAAAATAGTATTAATCCTGTTAATACTAATTTGAATAATTTTATTCCCAATTTTGGCGATGTTACAGGGTATTACACTCAATTTGCGGTAAATGTTGGGAAAACATGTTCTGCTAGCGGATTTAGAAATTCTTACCCTCCACCTTATGGTAGCAGTTATGCAGCAACTACTAATACTAATTTTATTAATTTTACAACTCTTCCGACCTTAGATAATTGTCCAGCGAGAGATTTGTATAATGGAACTACTTGTCAAGAATGGATAGATTTATATGACCAAAGTTTGGTATATGTTATTGACCAATATTCACCATCAAATACGTATCCGCCAAATTTTCTTAAAGATACAACTTATAATACAAACGGCACTTCTACTTTTTGTAATAATCCGGCAACAAATACTGCAACAATTAACTGGTCTATGAATGCATACCCTTATCTTTTATCCCTTAATGGTACATTAGTGGTTGAAAGGACTTTTACTTTTGGAAGCCAAACCTCACCTATAACTTTTGATTCAATTGCTACCGATGGTAAAATACGAGTTAATTATTCTGATTATTCAGTTCTATCTTCAGTTTTAGATAATTGTAATACTTGGGGATTAGCCTTCCAAATTGAAATAAAACTACATACCGTTAATTCAATTAATTGTCCTGAACCTCCAAATGCTCCATTAGACATTCAATATTATTTTCAGAATGGAACTAACTACTTAACAGATATTTTACCCACACCTCAAGACGAATATACCGCAAGTTTAAAAATGATAGGAAATACTTTATATCCTCCTGAAACATTCCAAAGTACAAGAATAATTAATAATATTGGATATCAACCAACTCCTTGTAATACAGCCACAGGATAAAAACAAAAAAAACAAACAAACTATTTATAGATAAAAATGGGTTACGTAATTAAAAATACACAAGGTTTTATAATATCTAGATTAACGGATGTCGGAAGAAGAAAAATTTCGCAAGGAAATTTCAACATAAGTTATTTTCAAATTGGTGATAGTGAAGTTAACTATACCGCAGTTACAAACTTTGATGCTGCAAACTCAATGGTCATTGAACCTTCGTATAACGCTCAAAATAATACAGGAGTTCCAGCTTCAAATAAAAATGCTGTTAAATACCCATATTATTTACAAGGCTCAAGTGGAGTAACTTATGGAATTCCATTTCAAGCTTCATCAATTGATAGTGTTTATAATACGGCAGCACCATCAGGATTTTTTTCAGCGTCAACAGGTTGTACCATTTATACTCCGGCAGATATGGTTCCAATTCCAACAAATGGTTATACTTATAACTCGTCAAGGGTTTTTACTTTAAGCACATTAAATAGTGTTACAAAAACAACTTTGGCGACAACCACAACAACCTGTACTGATAATTCAAACGGAACTATTTCCGCAAATACATATGTTACAAGTTTTATGCAAAATGCTACAGATAGTTTTTTATGTGCATGTATGAATTCTTGTAGACCAATCCTAACTTATAAAGTACAAAATTATACCGGAACAACACTAACTGTAGATAGATATTTACCAAAATTAGACGGATTTAGTCCGACCGCAAACGGTAGATTGTTTTTTTATCCTTCATCTTTTAGTTATTATGATTTTCCAACACCAATAAATTATTGGGCATCAAGTGTAATAAACTTTGAATCAATTTGTACGCCTGAAGATGGAATTGTTAAGATATGGAATATGAATATTCCTTGGTCGGAAAGTCCCGCAGGAACACAATCAACAAACTACACATTTGAAGCCTTCCCATCGGTTAATTATTTGGGCACAAAAGAATATTATGGTTATTCAACATCATCAGGACAAACTGACACATCAAGCACATATTATTATAATTCTTTTGGTGATAAAATAAATGTTGCACCAGAAGACCAAAAGGCAATTGCAATTGTTCATTATACAAACAATACAATTATTAATTTTTATGGTGAAAAATTTGCAACTGAAGCATATGACTCAACTGACCCAGGTGGAACAGGACAAGCAAGAAATTTTGTTGTTAACATTCCATCATTAATGTGGCATAAAAATAGCAATTGTTGTGGTGGAGCGAAATTTTATATTGACCCACCAAATTTTGATGGTCTTGATTTGTTGACACCTTATTATATTCAGTCAACAAAAAATACGGATATGAATAATCCGGGAATAAGATATTATCATTTGTATGATACAAACGCAAATGCAAATGACGGAGGAAGACCAAACAGAGTTGGAAAAGTATTTCCTGACGATAAAATTATTGTATTTGATGATGAAGAAATAATTGCCGCAATGTCAATGGTTTCAAACCGAAACTTCACTTTACCAGCACCAAGATTAACGTCAACAAAAACTCTAACTGTAGACGGGTTACTTGCTGATGACACAGAATGTGTTTGGGTAACTTATCTTTTTGATAGTGATGGAGTTTGGGACGGAATGCATTGTAATTACTACACCAAAGAGATTGGACCAGTTTCTGGTTGCACAACAGACGAACAGGATGTAATAGTTTCATTTGGGGGTGATTTAAATTGTATGGTTGCGGGAACAAGTGGTTCTTTTCCCACAGGATGGGTTGCAAAAAAGTTTTATGTAATCGCTCAAAAAACAGCAGTTGGAACAAGACCTACACCAAATAATTGGAAAATAATTAATTTTAACTCACAACTGACATTAAATGCCAGCGGATTTATAGTGCCATCAAATTTCTTGTCTAATACATTTAAAATAACAAAAGCACTTTATGATGCGGCTTCTACATACAACATTAATACTTATTTACAAATTCCAACATTAAATAGTACAGGTAGAATTCAATTTGGAGAAGAATATTTTTTCTATGGAACAATAAATACAGATATTGAAGCAACAATCTATGAAATGAGATATCTTATAAATTTGCCTGGTAATCAGTTTGTTAAATCATCAAATCCGACTTGGACTGAAGGCCAAACGACTTATATGACTGAAATTGGATTATATGACGATGATAAGGACTTGATTGTGTATTCCAAATTTCAATATCCCCAAATAAGACAAGGTACCCAACAAACCGTAGTTAAACTTGATTTTTAATTTACAAAAAAATCTTATTTATTAATATTCTTTTAACTTATGGCAAAAAGCATTAAAAATTCGCCCAAAATTTTGGGACTTGATGTGTCAACAAAAACAATTGGTTGGGCACTTTTTGATATGTCCTCACGGGACTTACTTGAACTAACTCACATTTCACCGAGACCAAAACCTGTACCTGATAATAAAATGGAAGAGTTATTTACAAAATCAACAACCTTCAGGAAAAAACTTGAAGAATATAAAGGACTTGGAATTATAAAATGTATAATTGAAGAGCCATTGCTCAATTCAAATAACGCTTATACAATAGGAACTCTATTAAGATATAATACTTTAATTAGCAAAGAAGTTTATGATGTTCTTGGAATTGTTCCTGAATATGTGTCAACATATGAGTCAAGAAAAAAAGCATTTCCTGAACTTGTGCAAAAGAATGAAAAAGGTAAATTTGTTTTGTTTGGAGGTTACCCAAAAGATTGTGATAAAAAACAGATTGTTTGGGAACTTGTTGCAAAAAGGGAACCACAAATTCAGTGGTTATATACAAGAAACAATACTTTAAAGAAAGAAAATTTTGATATGTCCGACTCTTATGCCGTTGTATTAAGTTATCTTAATAGCAAATAATCGGTTAATTTTTTTGTTTTTTATCTGACCCCAAATTAATTTTTTGGGGTTTTTTGTTATGGTTGTAACAAATAGAACGAAGAAGTTCCAACTGTAAGAATAAGTCCAATATTTGAATTATATTTTAATACAACAGACGAACCTAATGTAAATCCATAATCATTTTTGGAAGTAACTACAGTATTTGTACTTGTATTAATTTTAACAATTATTAAATTATACGACAAATCTACAACTGCCAAATAAACCATTTGATTGTCAGGATTATAAACAATTGATGCTTGTTGTGATTGACTGTTTGCACTATAAGACGAAACATCAATTGATGTATTATAAGTAACCGTACCTGATGAATAATTATAAACATACACATTATTAGGTGCAGAATAAATGTATAGTCTATCATTAACTGAATCATATGTTACTGTTTGATATTCCGTTATTCCACTTATATTAGTTGTACTAACAACTGTTTCAGCGCTTGAGTTAAGTATTACAAGTTTACCTTCAATTCCTACAACAAAAAAGTTACCATTATTGTCTGTGGTAATACCACCTTTATATCCTGACAAAGGAGATAAAGGAATTTCCGAACTTAAACTTTGAGTATTTGCATCAATAAATAATATAGAACTTCCAACTAGTGGTAAAATTGCAACTTTTCCAGTTGATGAATCATATGATGATTTATTGCTGTCATTATTTCCTGAAAAACCAGAAATATTTAATGTTGTTGACGTATAAGTTAAAATATCAATAACTTCTATAAATGAACTACCGTGTGGTGCTTTGTAAATATGAGTATTTGTAATTGAAGCGGTAACCGAACTGCTTCCAGTAATTCCACTAAAGTTTGTTATTGCCGAATATGGTGAACTCGCACTATAAACAAATGTTGTTGCGGTTGAGCCAGTTTGACCAAATGCAAATATTTGATTTGAATTTGCTACCGAATCAAAAGTTGATATTGATGTTGAAAAAGTATTAATCAAGTTTAAAGGAGGAATAGGTGTGGTTGAAGGTGTTGGAGTATTAGTTAAAGTTGGTGTAACAGTTGGAGTTTGTGTAAGAGTTGGTGTAGGTGTTTTAGTTGATGTTGGAGTTAAAGTCGGTGTAGGGGTATTTGTTGGAGTTGGTATAGGGGTGTGGTCAGTACATAGTAGTTTAATATCCTTCGTTGATGAATTTAAATACCAAATATATCCATTATATTTTTCAAAGTTTATCTGTGAAGTTGTACCGCTAACCATATTAATATTACCTACAGTAGTAACTACATCATTTATATAACAATTGAATATAATAAGTTCAGTTGAATCATTAGAGTTTATGTAAATTTTATTAAGGAAGTTATCGTAAGTCATAGATATTACTGAAGACGCACTTAAAGTGTATGTATCTAAAACACTTAAAGTAGAACAATTAATTCTTATTAGTTGTATTGCATTCGCGTCTAACACGTATATTAAATTATCTATAGGGTTGTATAAAACATCAACATTGTTTCCAGTTCCTGCGGACAAGTAAGTTACGTTTGAATATGCGTCAATTATATAAACATCAGTATATACTCCACTAGCGTCAGTAACATACGATGTAGAATTATTATCAACCGCAATTCTTCCATTAACACAAGAACCAGTTATACTAACATCAGTATAATATCCGAGCTCATAATCAATAACTGAAATACTATTATTTCCTGTATTAACACTAAATATCTGATTTAAACTACTATCATACGCTAATGAAGATGGATTACTACCTGGAGTTAATGAAATAGTGTATAATAAATTCTGATTAACTGAATCATAACCTAAAATTGTATCCAAACTTGTTTGAGTAAAATACATTAAATTATGATTATAATTGAACAACATAAACGAATTATAATCAGATGTGTTAATAACATTTGATAATACTAAATTAGAGTCATATACAAAAATATTTGTGGTATCTGTAAATGATACATAAGTAAATCTATTATTAACGTCATCCAAAGTTGAGAAGGGTTGATATGTTTCAATGATTGTGTTTATAACGTAAGGACAAATTAATGGTGTTGGAGTTGGTGTTGGAGTTACGTTTGAATTTATACATGGGAATAATCTAATAATTCCATTTGATGTTATTCCATTAAATGAACTAAAATCACCAACACAAACTATTTTATTATTAGTATCAACAATTGAACTAGTTATAGTTCCATTAAATCCAGGATAAGCCTGAATTTGACCATTTACAAAACCACTTGATGAGACTTTAACTATACCACCAAAATCCCAACCATTTAAAGTAGAGCCTGATGGAGGGAATAATAAAATATCCCCATTTAAATCTTCAGTTATTGATTTTAGATATCCTGAAGATAAACCTTGAGTACCAAAGTTAAAATTAAATTGATTGTCAACACTTCCACCTGAAGTCAATTTAACCAAACCATTTGGGACAGGATTTCCCGCAAATGATGTGAATATTCCGGAAATATATATTTCACCAACAGATGATACAAAAGTAGTTAATACTTGATTATCAAAACCTACATTGCTTCCAAATGTCCAATCAATTGAACCATCTGAATTTAATTTAATTAATCTATTATATGTATTTCCATTATAAAGTGTAAAATCACCACCAACAATAATTGAGTCGTCAGGTAATACATTTATTGTAAATACAACATTATCAAAACCAGTCCCTCCTGAATTAAATGTTAAATCAATGTTACCATCAACATCAAGCCTACAAATTCTATTAACCGAATTTCCATCGTAATCAGTAAAGTTACCCCCAACAATTATTTTTCCGTCTGATTGTTCGCCTAATGAAAACACAAAGTTATTGAAACTTGTTCCAGTGTTAAATGCCGATGAATCAAGTGTTCCATTAGAATTTAATCTACAAATATAACTAACAGGAACTCCACTATACGCATTAAAGAACCCTGTACAAACTAACTTACCATTAGGTTGTTCTATTACTTCGCTTGGAGCGAATAGTGTTGGTGAAACAGCGGTAAATCCTGAGGCACTATTAAATGTATCATCTTTTATACCTGTAACTGAAGATATTTTAACAATACCTCTAGCCGATGAAGAATTATAAGATGTAAAGTCACCAATGATAATGTAACTATCCGCAGATAATTTAAGTATTTGATATATTGATGAGTTACTTGATAAACCAGTCCCAACAATAAATCGGTAATCTTTATTAAATTGTTGACAAGAAGTATTAGATGGGGTTAATGATTTTGTTGGAGTTATGGTAGGAGTAATTGTACTTGTTTGAGTCGGAGTTAAACTTAATACTGGGGAACAAAATCTACACTCAAATAAATCCCCACTATCAATACTATTAAGAATATTAATTGCGTTTTCTGCGATATCTGAACTATAATTTACGCAGACACTAATATTGTCAATTGTTGCTTGGAATGTTGCACCTGTCCCAAACGGAAGGGCTTCTGATATTATATATGTAAGTGAATTTGAACAATCTGTAAGTTGTCTTGAATACGAACTTGCAAAACTTTTTTCAAAAATATTAAATTCAGTTGTTGATGAGATTACACAATTTCTGTTATTATTTGGTGTTGTTGGAGATGGTGTTGGTGTTATTAAAGTGTAAAAGAAACTAGTCCCTGATACATCAATTGCTTTTCCATAACAATAATTTGTTGGAGTTACGGTTGAAGTTGGGGTTATTGATGGGGTTACAGTAACTGATGGAGTCGGAGTTGGTGAAGGGTTAATTGTACAATCAAAAAGTGCGCTAAAATCAAAACTATCACAAATTTGAGTTGAAGGGCTTGGAGTTGGTGGATTTGAAGAGAAAAAAGAACTATTCAAATCTGGACAATATGATGAATTTTCGGTTGAACCAAATAAAACGCATGTCCCACCTGGTAAATCAGATAAACACCATCTTGTATCACCACTATTATAGTATATTACCGCATTTGTTGATGGTGAATAAAATAATGATTTTCCATCATAAGTTGATGAATCAATTAATTCATAGTTGTAATATATTCCATCGTATTGACTTGTTGCTGAAAAATTTGTGAATACATAAAAACTATAAGTCGTGCATGATGTTATAGTTGTCGGACTTGGTGTAATAGTTGGAGTTAATGTGCTTGTTGGTGTTGGAGTTGATGATGTATAATTAAAAGTAGGTATTGGTGTTGGTTGTAGTGAATTTGTCGGAGTTATACTTGGGGTGACAGAATTAGTTGGGGTATTTGTCGGGGTTTCGGTTACTGATGGCGTTACGGTATTAGTTGGTGGTATTGATGGGGTATTTGTTTGAGTTGCGGTGTTTGATGGTGTAATTGTTTTTGTCGGAGTGTTAGTTTGAGTATTTGTTGGTGTTTGTGTTCTAGTTTGAGTTGGTGTTTTTGTTGGAGTTCTAGTTTGGGTTTTAGTTACAGTTGGAGTCCTAGTTAGAGTTGGGGTTGTTGTTATAGATGGAGTAGGAGTTGAGGTCGGCGCCGAGGTTAAAGAAGGTGTCACAACTGGTTGAGCAGGACAAGGATTTGAAGTTATACAATCAGTACAAGAACTATATGAAGTCGCAGTAAAACCTAATAAATTATATTGTGAAATTGTACCAGATGGAGTTTCCGCACTATAAATATATTCAGAACAACCTTCATATATGTCAGTTGAAATGTAATAACTACTACCTGTTGTAAATGCTGAAAATGATTCAGAAGGAACTTGAAGTTCAAAATTTGTTGTTGAAGTACCACTACAACACGCAGAAAATATGTAAAAATTTAAAGCCAAATTATGTTATTGTAAAACAATTAGTTATTATGCAACCACTAGCGTCCTCAATTTGCAAACAATATTCACTATAATTTTGAAGTAAGTTTGGCACAATGAATGTATAAGGTAAATCAACCGATTCAATTTGAGTCATATAATAAAAATTATTTGCATCAATCGGTGATAAATAAACGTCATATGGTGAAGAACCTGTAACATTATTAATTGTGATACTCGTTGGCATATTCATAAATATAGAAAGACACAAAAGTTTGTGAAGTTTGATTTGTTTTACTTTTTGCCCTATATTTTACTGATTAATGGAAGAACAAGAAGTTTTAGTTGATTTGTTTAGGGACATGCTCGGAAAAGAAAAACAATACTACCCGAGCAAAGGACAAATTGCGTTCAATTGTTATGTCTGTGACGAAGGAAGAAACAAAGGAAATCTTGAGGTTAATATTTTTCAACACGTATTTAAATGCTGGAGTTGTTGTGAGATAAACGGAACACAAGGGGCTCTTGGAAAACTTGTTGATATTGTTGGAAACAAAAAACAAAAAAAAATATATAATGTTTTCAAACCCGTTGAAGTCCAAAAAGAAAAAAGGGAAAGGGTAAGTTTAAAATTACCAAAAGAATATACTTCATTTGACGACTATAATCCTTTGCATGTTCCACATAAACAAGCAAAAAATTATCTTGCAAGTAGGGGAATAAACGATGAGATTATAAAAAAATATAAAATAGGTTTTGCTTGCGAAGGGGAATATAACGGAAGAATAATTGTTCCATCTTTTGATAAAGAAGGGGAACTTAATTTTTTTGTTTCACGGGCTTGGTTTAAAACAAAAAGCAAATATAAAAACCCACAAGCTCCAAAGGAACTTATAATTTTTAATGAAAGTTTAATAAATTGGAATGAACCAATTTTTTTATGTGAGGGAGTATTTGATTCATTTTTTCTTCCAAACTCAATACCTCTTTTGGGAAAAGTTCTTCCTGAATTATTATTTACAGAACTATATGAAAAATCAAAAAATGACATTATTATTTGTCTTGATGGGGATGCGTGGGATAATGCAAAAAGAATATATAATCAACTTAACGGGGGAAAACTCGGAGGGAAAATCAAAATATTAAAATTACCAACAGACAAAGATGTTTGTGATTTAAAAGGTGATATAAACAATTTTTATTATAAAATGAATTATTAACATGTTTAAAAAAACTATTGATGAAGTAAATGTTGGTGATTTATGTTGCACCCAATACATATACCCAAAACGAAAAAATGTAATGACAAATGTAATTTTAAGGGAGGGATTTAAATATGATGGAGATTATATTTTTGTGTCAAAAGACAATGAAATTATTGATGGGAACCATAGATATTGTGCTCTGATGAAGTTAAAAGGTCCGAACTACAGGATTAAAGTAAAGAGAGTTAACACCGGTAAGAAATTATATATATTCACTTTTTTAGTTGGAATATACTGCTCAATAATTTTTATTATTTTTCTATTTTTTTATTTAAAAAATTTTTTTTCTAATTTATGAATTTAAAAATTGTTAATTTTAACAATTTTTATGAAAATTAATATATTTATATAATATGGGAAAAGTAAAAAAAAATAATGAAGAAAAAAAACAAAGTATTTCTATCGCAATTAAACCCGAACTATTAAGGTATTATAGGAATTACCATATTAATCTTTCCTCTTTAGTAAATGAATTATTAGAAAATTACAAACAATATGGAAACAAAAATTTGTAAAAAATGTGGGGAAGAAAAAAATATATGTGAGTTTGACAAAGATAGTAGAAATAAAATTGGTATTATGTCTAAATGCAAAATGTGTAGACGAAAATATCACAAAGAATATTATTTAAAAAATATAGAAAAAAAAAGAGAAGGTTATAAAAAGTATTACTATAAAAACCATGATAAAGAACTATTACGTATCAAGGCAAAACACAAAAAATATTCTGAAAAAGAAAAAGAATACCGAAAAAATAATAGAAGTAAAATTTCAAAAAGAGAAAAAAACCGATATAATAATGATTTAATTTTCAAATTAAAAACAAATATTAGAAATAGGTTAAAATTATTTTTAAAAACTAAAAAAATAAATAAAAATAATGAAACTTTTGATATAGTCGGAGCGACACCTGAAATTGTTAAAGAACATATTGAAAAACAATTCAAAGATGGAATGTCTTGGGATAATTACGGATTTTATGGATGGCACATTGACCACATAATACCGCTATCAACCGCAAAGTCAGAGGAGGAGATTTACAATTTGTGTCACTATACTAATTTACAACCTTTATGGGCCGAAGAAAATTATAAAAAAAGTGATAAAATAGTTTAAAATGGATTTATATAAAGTAAGAAAAGAATTATTGGAAATAATTTCCCAAAAACAAAAAGAATTACAATTAACTTTTGAAGAAGAAACACATAAGTACACTATGGTAGACATACATGGTAATTTAAGGAGTGACTGGCCTTCAGTATCTAAAGTTTTAAAAAAGTTTTATCTTGAATTCCCAACTGATGAAGCTGCGGAAAAAAAATCTAAGGGAGACCCTGTACTTAAAAAACAACTTATTGAGGAATGGGCTGCCGCTGGAGATTACTCAACAAATATGGGTAGTAGAGTTCACTATATTTTAGAAAAAGAGTCCCATAAAATTTTTAAAATTGATAAAATTGTTAGAAAACCTGAATTTAATTGTGATTTTACTCAAATATTAAAAGGGGACAGCATGATTAATGCTGGTAAAAAATTTCTTAAATTAATGAAAGACAGAAATGTAGTTCTTTTAGATACTGAAATGATATTGGGTAGTCAATTATTTGGTTATGTCGGTACTCCTGATAAAATTTGGCTAGTAATAAATAAAAAAGGTAATGAATTTGGGCTTTTGATAACTGACTATAAAACAAATAAACCAAAAAACTTTATGCCAACCAAATTCACCAAAAAAATGAAACAACCATTCGGTGATATTGATGATACGGCGCTCGGACACTATTACCTCCAACTTCCTTTTTACGGAAAGTTATTACTTAAAATGCTTGAAGGGACAAAGTATGAGAATTTAAAACTATATGGATGTATTATAACTCTATTAAAAGAAGATTCAGAATTTGAAGAATTTAGAGTTCCTCAAAAAGTCATTGACACCATTCTTGATATGGATATGAAAAAATATTTGATTTGATTATTAAAGAAAAATAAACTATATTTTATAAAAAATTATGAACGAAATTATAAGACCAAAAATTGAATTAAGTAAAATTCCACCTGTTACTTGTGAAAAATGTGGATGTAAACTTTTTACCGAAGTAACAATGTTAAAAAAAGTTTCAGCACTTTTAACTGGTTCAGAACAAGATACAATTGTTCCTTTTCCAACTTATGCATGTAAAGATTGCGGACATGTAAACGATGATTTAAATCCATTTTTTGAAGACGCTCCAAAAATAGAACTATAATGATAAAAAAAATTATTCATTTTAGTGACCTTCATATAAGGTTGTATAAAGACCATACACTTTATAAAAGTATTTTAACAGATGCTTTTGAACAATGGAAAAAAATTGCCCCTGACCGAATAGTATTTACGGGAGATTTGGTTCATTCAAAAAATCAAATGACACCTGAACTTGTTGAGTTTATTGCTTGGGTGTTAAGTGAATGTTCCAAAATTGCAAAAACAATTCTTATACCAGGTAATCATGACTTCCTTGAAAGTAATTTGGAAAGACTTGACGCATTAACACCAGTTGTTGACTCACTTAAAAATAACAACTTGGTTTATTATAAAAACAGGGGGGTTTATGAGGATGAAAATATTGATTGGTGTGTTTACTCACTTATGGACCACAACATCCCACCTGATATTGAAAAATCAGATAGAGTTAAGATTGGGCTTTTTCATGGACCGGTTCAGGGACTCACAACAAATCTTGGATTTAAATTTGAAGATGGGTTTGAAAGTTCAAAATTTGAAGGTTGTGATTTAGTATTTTGTGGAGATATTCACAAAAGACAAATATTTGATATTCCTGGGGGAAAGAAAGCGTATATGATTGGTTCCACAATTTGTCAAAACTATGGGGAAACCGTAACAAAACACGGATATGGAATTTATGATGTTGAAAAAAATGAATACCAAACAATAGATTTACACAATCCAAAACCATTCTTATCATTTAGAATTAATTCATACGAGGACATAGAAAATGGAGCAGAAAAATTCGTTAATTATTGAAATTAATAAAAGTGATTCGTTTGACATTCAATCATTCTGCGATGCAAATGAAATCACCGACATAAATGGGTTTATGATGTTATGTTTTCGTAAAGGATTTTTCATAGAGAAATACGGGATGTTAAATCAGGGTGAACTTCCAGAAGTGATAGACAGAGAATTTGAAAAGGAAGTTAAAGTTGAGGACACATCAAAGATTGAAGAACTTCAAAATGAAATCTATGTCCTCAAAGGAAAATTGGAAAATCAAAAAGAAATTGAATGTGGTAAACTACAAGAAACTGTAATGGAATTAAATAGACAACTTGGAGATAAGAATACAAGAATAAAAGAATTAACAGCAAAAACGTTAGAGCTTGAGAATTTAACAAAAACTTCTTATGCTTTTTACCTTAAAAACTCAAATTTAAAAGAAAGATTATGATTACAAAAATTTTAGCGTGGTTCATTTTAAGCTATGGGCTTATGAACATTATGGTGTATGGTTCCATATTTAAAAAATTCAGACAATTTTTTATTGATTGGGGAAATAATGATTATGCTCCATTTCAATCAGTCGGAGGATTTATTTCAGGAATTTTAACCTGCCCTATGTGTTTTTCTACTTGGGGAGGATTTTTTCTTGGAGCGTTCATTTATTCGCCAACTTTAGAAATTTTCACATTACCCCTATGGATTAGTTGGTTTTTTGATGGTATATTATCATCAGGAGCTGTATGGGCAATCAACGCAATAATTGAATGGTTTGAACAGAACCGACCTTCTTCTAGTAACAATTAAAATTTATATATTATGCCAGTATCACGAAACAGAAAAAATCACAAACAAAAAGTGAAAGCGAGAAATCAAAAAATTGAAGCAGCAAGAAAATCTTACGCGAAAAAATTTGAAAGTGAGATGATGAAATATCTTGATGAAATGAGTGCCTCGACAGAGAACAAGATGACAGAAAAAACAAGTGGACCTATTCAGTAAACCATTAGATTTAAGAAAAATTAAAATGATTAAAGATTTGGATTTAACAACATTGGATAATCCGCCAATTCAAGTTGTGTGGGAAGACTATCCTGAAAATTTTACACAAGAAAAACTTAAAAGTGTAAAACATTATTTTCAGAAAAAATATAACACAACCTCTGTTAATGTTGTAACCAAACTTAAAAAATCTGAAGAAGACAAAGAAGACAATGTTGACGTATCCATTAATATTATGGATAAAAACTATCAACATGAACTTTTAAAAAGTATTCTTGAATCAAAAGGACAATCGGACTTATTTGATGAAGTTATTAAGATTGACAATGCTGTTGAAAATAAAATGTTGTCTGAACAAGAAGAAATACCAGCATTTAAAAAGTGGTATATTAAAACAATTGAGTTTTCAAATTTCTTATCATATGGTGAAAAACAAAAAATTGAGTTTTCAAAACTTGGAGGAATTACCGTAATTGAATCGGACCCACCAAATTTTGGAGGAAAGACAATTTTATCCGTTGACCTTTTATTGTTTTTATTTTTTAATACAACAACCAAGACAAATAAGGTTGAAGAAATTTTCAATAGGTATTCTGACAGCAATAAAGTATATGTTGAAGGACAAATTGTTATTGATGGTGAGGATTACATAATTGTAAGGGAACTTGAAAGAAAAAAGGCAAAATCAGGTGAATGGAATGTCAAAACTGAATTGGACTTCTTTAAAAAATATCCTGACGGTTCACTTGTTAAATTTACAGGAGAACAAAGAAAAGAAACTGAAAATTTTATCAAACTATCAATTGGTGAGTATGATGACTTTTTAATGACAATCCTGACAACTGGAAGTAATCTTGAGGATTTACTTGAATCAAAACCAACGGCAAGAGGACAAGTTATTTCTAGATTTTTGGGGTTAGATTTTCTTAAAAGAAAAGAAGAAACGGGAAAACAACTTTATTCTGAATTTTCAAAATCTATGATTTCAAACATTTATAATACTGAAAGTTTGAAACAAGAAATTGAACAAGTTAAAGAAAACAACGAAAATCTGAAAAATGTAATATCGGAAGGTGAAAAAAAAGTTGAAGAAGCAAATGAAAGATTAAAAAAAGGACAGGAATATAGAGACAATCTTCTTAAATCTAAAGTATCAGTTGACAAAGAAATTGCTCTTTTGAATCCAGAAAACACCAAAAATGAAATTAAAAAATATGAATTTGAAATTGATAAGAACACAAATGACCGAGACAATGTTAAAATCGTTGAACCAAAAGAATATTATCACGAAGACCAACACGACAAAATCAAAGATGAATATAATAAAGAATTCAGAACAAAGATTGAAGTTGAGAGCAAAATTAAAGAAATTGAAAAACTTAAAAGTTCTGTTAGCGGAGGAATAAAGTGTGAATATTGTGGAATTGAACTTATGAACGCAGCTATTACCCAATCCAAAATTGCGGAACTTGATGGTTTTGTTACTCAGAAAGGTAAGGTTGACGGGTTAATACAAGAATTATCAGGCAAAGAGCAAGGATTTATTCAACTTAAAAAAGAGTTTGATGAATATGAAAAAAATAAACTTGTATTTGAAAAGTATCAGGCAACAATTGAAAGTTTGGAAAGCAAAAAAATATTACTTGAAGATAAACTTAAAAGGTATTATGAGGTTCAAGACATTGTTCAAAAGAATAATAACACCGATAGTTTAATTGTTAAGGCGGACATCAGAATTAATGAACTTAAAACTGAATTATCAAATGCTGAAAGGACAATAACAAATGCGAATTTTGAAATATCTAAAAATAATGAAAAGGTAATTAAAAATCTTGAACTTATTGATAAAATAAAAGACGAGCAAGCTAAAGAGTCAAAATATAAAATCTATTTGGAACTATATGGTAAGAATGGTATTTCAAAAAGAATAATGAAAAATATGATGCCACTTATCAATTCAGAATTACAAAGACTTTTACAAGACTCTTGTTATTTCAGATTGGAAGTCAGAATATCTGAAAAAAATGAAGTTGAGTTTTGGATGATTGATAATAATACACAAGTTGAAAAATTAATGGCCAGTGGTTCAGGTTATGAAAAAACAATCGCATCATTAGCATTAAGGGCTGTTTTATCAAAAGTTTGTTCTTTACCCAAACCTAATATAGTCGTATTTGATGAAGTATTTGGAAAAATATCAAATGACAATCTTGAAATGGTTTATGAGTTCTTCATTAAGATTAAAGAATATTTTGAAAATATTTTGGTTATTACCCACAATCCACTAATTTCGCAGTGGGCTGACAACACAATTAAAGTAAAGAAAATTGACAACATCAGTAAAATTGTTAATTAGTTTTTTTGGTAAATTGAAACTTCAGTAATACTTTTGTAAAAAATTAAATATGAAATATCTATTATTTGTATTCGGGACTTATGATGAAAATGATTTTGTTCTTGAAAAGATTGGTGAAATTGTGTCTAGAATATCAACTAGTGAAGTTAGATATAGGTTAGGAGCAACGGGAGGAATATTCAATTTTGAATCGTTGGATAGTTCAGACAAAATTGATGAACATCTATATAGTTATTTGTCACTATTTTCGGCGATGTATTTTATAACGCCGCTTACAGAAGATGTTATTTTCGGAATACAAGACGAAGAAATTTGTAACCAACTTATGGGACCCGATGAAGAGCATGACATTTTGTCAGAGACACAAGGTATGGAACATAATTTGGAATCGGAGCCACAAAATGAAAATCGTACTATGACCGAAGAAGAAATTAGAAACTTTGTAAAAAGAATTGCGGATATTGAAGAAGTGTTGGAAAAACTAACACCCCCAACATTAGACCAAATTCTTGACAAAATAAATGAAGTCGGAATTAACAACTTAACAGAAATAGAAACACAATTATTAAATGAGTACTCAAAAGGATGAAACACAGGACAAAATGGTGTCCGCAATTAACCAAGACGAAATTCAATATTACCTTAAAGAATTGAGGAGAATTAAGGTAATGACACCTGAAAGGGAAAAAGAATTATCAAAACTAATTCAATCAGGAAACATTTCGCTTAATGAAAAGAAAGAGATTGAAAAAGAATTGCTTGAAGGTAATTTAAGGTTCGTTATTACAATCGCAAAACAATATCAAAATCAGGGAGTTGATTTGTCTGATTTAATTGCCGAAGGTAATATTGGACTTATGAGGGCAATTAATAGTTTTGATTGGTCCAAAAACTTGAGATTTATATCATACGCAGTTTGGTGGATTAAACAATCAATCCTTCAATCCTTGAATGAAAATTCCAGAACAATTAGAATTCCCGTCAATGTAGTACAAGACCTACATAAGGAAAAGAAAAGGGTTGAAAAATCAGGTGGAGACATGGATGACAGGTTCCTAAACTTACCTTCGGTAATTAATCTTGAAACAAATATTAATGAAGATGGGGACACCTTGATTGACCTAATTGAGAATAAAGACTCACTCCGACCCGACCATGTTTTTAATAGTGATAAACAAGTTAAAGAAGGTCTTATGGAAATACTTAATGTTTTAGATGATAGAGAAAAAAACATTATTATGGATTACTATGGACTATCGGGAACACCGAGAACACTTGAAGACATAGGGATGGATTTTAACTTAACAAAAGAAAGGGTTAGGCAAATTAAAGAAAGAGGACTTCGCAAGTTAAGAAATGAGTCATCAACCCTTTTTGACTATCTTTAATTTACAAATAAATTTATATATCTAATATTTAATAAAAAAGATTATGGAAAAAATACAAAAAATTCTAATGATTACTGGACTTGTAATGGTTTTCTTGGTATTCCTAAAGAGTTGCGGAACCGCTACACAAGTTAAAACTTTAATGAAAGAAAATAAATCATTAAATCAAAAAGTGGATTCACTTACAAATTTAATCATTACAGAACAGGAAATGATTAATTTACTTGAAAATACAACTTTATGGAAAACACTTGAAGTTGAAGAATTGTCAGACAAAAATAATATGCCAATAAATCATTACAAGAATGAGGTAAAACGATGAGGAATTGGATTAAGAGAAATCTTAAAAACATAATTGTTTTTGCATTCGTTATCCCCATACTACTTGTTGCGTTTGTTTCTATATCACACGTAACAAGTTTTTATGGTATAAGTAACCCTTGGAGTTGGGCTCTTTATTTATCAGTCGGTATTGAAATTGCGGCTTTGTCCGCTCTTGCCGCAGTATCAGTCAGAATGGGTAGATTTATCTATATACCATTTTTAATTGTCACATTAATACAAATGATTGGTAATGTATTCTTTTCTTTTTCATATATTGACGAAACTTCTGAAATTTTTAAAGATTGGGTTTCAATGGTCGGAGGTCTTTTTGAAAATATGGGAGTTGAAGTTGACGACATTGCATCACACAAATTAATTTTATCTTTTTTAACTGGTGGACTACTTCCAATCATATCATTAACTTTTGCTCATATGCTTGTTAAATATTCTGAACAAAACGCTGAATTAAAACAAACTACTGAAGATGAAGTTAATGTTGAAGATTATGAATTACAAAAAGAAGAATTTATTAAAAATAAAATAAAGGAAGAGGACGAGATAAGGTATAAACCAACTGAAGAAGATATTAAAAAGTTTGATGATTTTTTAAGTAAAATAGGATATCAGGGACCAATAAAAGAAAATATTGATTACGATAATTTAAGATACGAACCAACTGAAGAAGATATTAAAAAGTTTGAAGAAATATTGAGTAAGCCAAAATTTAATATTCATAATAAAACTGAACCTACAACACCAGTTGAAAATAATCTTGAAGAAAATATTGTGGAAACAATTTCAGAGCAAGAAAAGGAAGTCCCTGAAGAAATATCAGAAAATGAAACAGAGGTTCAAGATATTAAACCTGAACCAGTTGACGCTGACCAAAAATATAAAGTTTTAAACTATTTTAAAAAAAGTGATTGATGTTATAAAGTTTGGTGAGTTTAAAAACTTTGAAAAAAACAAAAATAAAAAACAGATAATCCTTTGTAACACTTCAAGACCAAAAAACGAATATCTTGCAAGTTTAAAATATAGATTTAATGGTAATTACAGAAAAATCCCAAATTACCTTATAACAAAAGAAGGTGACGTAATTAGTATTCTTCCTGATGATTCATATTCAAATTTTTTTCACGATGTTGAGGTAAATAAAAATTCAATAATAATAGTTGTTGAAAATTTAGGATGGTTAAAAAAAATTCCTATTGAAACTCATTTTGTAAATTGGATTGGTTCTTTTTTTGAAGGTAAACCATACGAAAAAAAATGGAGAGATAAACTATATTGGGACAACTATACAGACAATCAATTTAATTCACTCGTTGAAATTTCAAAAAAATTATTAAAAAAATTCTCAATTAACAAAACTTTTATCGGTCACAACACAAAAGTTGATGGTATCAAGATATTTAATGGTATAGTGTGCCGTAGCAACTATGATAATAAATATACTGACCCAAACCCGTCATTTAATTTTGACGAGTTTAAAAAACTGATAGAAGATGAACCAAATTGAGTTAATTAAAAAACAACTTAAAGCCATCAACGATTTAAAAGATGGTAGTAATCCTATTATATCCGAACATATTAGTCAAATTAAAAAAGGATATTTGATTACAGAAGACGAAGATAGTCCAAGAGACATTCAAAGATATAATGTCCCTAAATCAACAGAACAAGATATTGAGGATAGTGAAGGAAAACCAAATGATTTTAGTGAAGGTTATAGAATTTCAGGTGGAATTCTTGTTATTCACGGAGACTCAAAAAAAGAAACTGAACTAACAACTGATGATAAAATTGCGTTTCAAGAAACTATGGACGAGTTCGTTAATGAAGTGTCAGATATGGCAAATTTTGGACAGCTTAATTTATATAGTAATAACGCAGACTGGTCAGGTCTTGTAGTTGATTTTGATGTTGAGTTTTACTTCACAATTGGTGAGAGTAATGGACTTTATATATCGGGTCAAATGATGAAAGTTGACGAAAATTACCTTGATATGATTAATAAACTACAGACATATTACGAAAAGTTCAAATCAAAATGGGCTAAAGTAATTGCTGGTAGAAAAAAGACATCACAAAAAGTTAATAAGTAATGGCACTTACAGCTTCTGAAAAAAAAGAAATAGAAACAATTGCTAGAAAAGAAATAAAAGATTTTCTTGCTTCTAATACTTTAAAACAATTTGAAGAACATATGGTTGATTTAATTAATAAGGAAATCAAAAGAGGAAAAGTTGGAACTGAAGTAAAAGATTTGGTTGCAAAAATGTTTTCTGAATTTTATCAATTTATGTGGACTCAAAGAGGTTATTGGGAACCAAGAATTAAAAACGTAAGATAAAATGGATATAAAAAAAAATACTATGAAAGCACTTGATAAAGCATTTTCAAGTAATACTGACTCAAAAAGTCAAGAAGATTTACGAGATATTAAAAATATGATTAAAAAAAGTGAAAATAAAGAAGCGACTGGTAGTGGAGGAGCAGGCGCATTTGAACCGCCAATTTCAGGAGAAATGAAAGAAAAATGGTCTGAAAAATACAAAAGAAGTATTGATTGTAAAAACCCAAAAGGTTTTAGTCAGAGAGCCCATTGTCAAGGAAGAAAAAAGAAATTAAAAGAAAATTTAACTGAAGCAGAAAGAACAGAAATTGCAAAATTAAAAGACCTTGCAAGATTACACTCCAAAGACGCTGAAGGTAAAAGTCAAAAGGAAAAGATTGAAAAAATGCTTGAAATAATTCAAACGCAATTTAAAAAAGGAACAAAAGTTGAAATGGAACACGATATGGGAATATCAAAAGCAAAACAAATCGCTTTAGACCATTTAAAAGAAAATCCATTTTATTATGATAAATTAGAAAAAGTTGAAAAAAAAGAAACAAAGGAAGCGACAAGTTCATCTTCTTCTGGACAATATTCAGGACCGGCATTTGGAGCAAAATCTATGAGTCCAAAAGATTGGAGAGGTAGGTCAAAAACACAAATACCTGGTGGAGCATTTGTTCAGGTTAAAAAGAAGTGTAAAACATTCCCTTATTGCAATCAGGGGGACATTAACGCTCTTAAATTGAGTAGAAGTCCAATTGTTAAGAAAAAAGCAAAAAAATTGGCAGAACAATACGGAATTAGTGAAAAGTTGATTATGAAAATTATTATTGAGGATGTAAGAAAAAACACAAAAAAATAAGTATTTATATAAAAAAATATTCAAATGAGAGAAATAGATAACATCGTAAAAAAAGTTCTAATGGAGTCTTTAAATGAGAAGGCGGAAGAACTTACAAAAAAAATAAATGGTGAAATGGATGAGGATTTTGGTCCTGAAGATTATGATTATGAACAGGAAGATATGCCAGACTATAGAAGATTTAAAAAATTATTAGATAAAAAGTTAAATATGGATACTGATGATTCATTATCAGATATTGAACTTGAAGAAGAAACTGATGTTATGTCAGGTGAGTTTGATTATGTACAAGAAAAAGAATGTATGGAAGGGGATTGTGGTGAAATGAAAGAAGGTGAAAAATTTAGAAAGGCATTAAAAAGGGCTTACACTAAAAAACATCCTGGTGAAAAATTTCCTGCAAGTTTAAAGAAAAAATATGACTATGAGGGCGAAGAGGACGATGAAGACGATGATGAAGATGAAGAATACTCTAAAGGACAAAAATATATTGCAAAACAGGCAAAGCCTACAAATAAAATAGATGCAAAAGACTTTGAGGTGTTAAGGAGTAATAAAAAAGAAACTAAAGAATCAATTGAGGGCGATGAAATGGAAGAAGGAAACGCTTTTACTGGAGCACTTGCAAGGGCGAAAGAGGAAGGTAAAGGCACATTTAAAGTTGGTAATAAAGAATTTGATGTGAAAAATGAATCATATAAATATACAATTAATTTTGGTGGAGAAGAACTTACCTTATCCGAAAACGAACTTGTTAGTATGATTGAAGAAATCATTATTGAGGAAAAGAAAACAAATTTAAAGTCATCAGGTGGTAGGTCAAAAGGTATGGTTGAATATGATAGAGTTCATAAAAAAGATGACGATATTAATAAAAAAGCAAACCAAGAGTCTTTTAAGAAAATGAGGGATTACGTTAAGGCAGGTTCAAAAGGAAGTTTTGAAGAAAACCCAAAACATTTTCCAAAAGGTAATGGACAACTTGCTAAAATGGATAAAAAGAGTTATATCCCATCAGACGCTGTTGAGGAGTATATTGATACTTTTGCTTATGGTGGTGGAATGTTAGATTTGGACCCAGATGAAGTTGGATACAATGAAGATTGGTTAGAAAAAACAATTGAGGGTTCTGAAATGACAGGAAATTCACCAAAGTATGCAAACGCTGAAGATACAGGGTTAGGGAAAAAACTTAACAAAAGAAGAAAATTAGGTTTATATAATCAAGAAAAAAGAAAAAGTTACAACAGAGTAAAACAACCAGTTGATATTGCTGGTGAAAATACTAAATCAGGTAAACTTGATAACATGTTCAAAAAACTTGGTGAATCTACAGAAGAAAAACAAATTTTATCTGAAGAAATGATGAAAATGAAAAATATGATGGGTTATAACAAAAAGACTCAATAATTTACAAAAAAAATAAATGAACTATATTCTCCATATATAATGTATGGAGGATTTTTTTGCGTATATATCTAAACCAGTAGATAAAGAAGATTTTCAACTTTGGATTGATAAGAACAATATTTGTTATCAAAAATTTGAACTTTTTTCAGATTTTGTTAATTCACTTATTTTAATAATGTATGAAACTTATTTGGGTAATGATATAGATAAGACAACAAATATTAGATTAGACGAAAGTGATAATCAAAATCACTTCAATTGGTGTTGGGATAAAGTCATTGATAATTTTGGAAAAGAAAAAATATTTTTTAAAAAAAGTGGAATACATTACGATTTCCTAAAAAACTTTATCGCTGAAACTTTTTACAACCAAAAAATTACTGAAGTAAAATATTCCTTAAATAAGTTTTTTCAAGAAATATTTAATTTGGATGCAACGCATACAATGTCAGACCTTGATTTATTACAAAACATTTATTATACGTTAGATAAAAATTTGGAGAATAATAATTTACATAGTTAAAAAAAGTATTAATATTGATATTGTAATAAACATTTTTTAATATTTGATAAATGGAAACAGTTGAAAAAATCAAATCATTGACAGAAACTCTAGCCCTTGATGCTGGTAAATTTTATAACGGAAATAAGAGTGCTGGTACAAGAGCTCGCAAAACCGCTCAGGAATTGAAAGCTCTATTGCAGTCTTTTAGAGGTGAAGTTCTGAAAGAAAGAAAAGATAATGTTTAATTTAGAAACAATATTTGTCTTTTTCTTTATATTCAGCATTTTATATGTTGTCAATGTAATTTTTAAATTTATAAAAGCCCTCGTTAAGCCGGAACTTTTTGATTTAGGTAAAACAGGGCTTTTATTTTTAGGTTTAAGTTTATCTTATATAATCACATATTTAATCCAATCATGAAAAGTTTAAATCTTGAAATAGGTAATATACTTGAATATCTTCAGCAAATAAGAAAGTTGGAAGATTATTTGATATTTGATATTGAGTTTCCAAATTCTTGGAAAATCCTCAAAAAATTTGTAATAGAAGACAAATTTGTAACTCAGGGAATTAACGAAGATGGAACCAAAAATGTTTTTTCTTTCGTTAGTGAAATGAATTCAGAAGCACTTAAAAAAACACATGATAACATTATTGGGATTATCAATTATAATTTGGAAAGAGAAATGAAAGAAAACCTGCTCCAATCAAAAATTGATGAACTTAAAAATATATTTAACAATCAATCATTAGACCAGTTAAAAAATTTATCTTTTGACTTAAAACAAACAAAGAAAAGCATTTTAAAACCAAATGGAACATCAGAGAATGTTGAAATACTTGGAGAAGTCCAAGAATAGTGACCAAGCAGAGATTGAAAAATATAAAAAAGAGTTAATTTCTAATTTGGTCGGAAAAACAAAGGACGACATAATCCCAAAAGAAAAAAAATTAAGTTTATGGCAGAGAATAAAAAGAGCCCTCAATTTCTAAAGAAACTTGCAACCCTAACGGACGAGATACAAACTCAATTAACCGCAAAAGCTACGCTCGTACTTGAATTAAAATATAATGATTTTAGAAGAGTGCTTTTGGAATTTGAAGATGTTCCAGACGCTGATGTAAAAGAGTTTAAAGTTGATATTTCAGGTATGGACTTTATTTTTCTTTTGGATGAGTCGTAGAACTCCTGTATAAAAACCCAATATCAAATCCGGCGTTTTTAAGTAATTCGTAAATGTATTTTCGTTGAGGTGATGAAACATCCCTTACTATCATAAAAGTTTTTGGTATAGAAGAATATTCAATACAATTTAAAAATCTGCCACAATCATCATCCGTTTTTAATGAAAACAAAACAAAATTTTCATCGTTCTGTAGAATAAGTTTGTTATTAAGTTTTGATAACAAATAATTTTCACCCTTCTTAATATAGTTTTTAAAGAATTGGTTTGTTGTTAGTTTTTCTTTTTTTAGGACATCAAAAATTTTTTCTTCTTTATTATATGTATTAATTTTTTTAATGTATAGTGAATCAGATATTTTTGGATTAATTGACACATTTCTTCCGAGTTCATCCAAATAATAAATGTTGTCAAAATTGGGTTCACTTGAAACTAAAGCGATTTTAAATTTACATTTTTTACCATTTTCCATTTCAACTGGAAAAATCACTTTAGATGACTCATCAATTTTTTTGTTATAAAATTCATTTGCCCTTTTTTCTGTAATAAAAGATTTGAGAATTTTCTTTTTTTTATTATTTTTAAAAAGGATGACTTGAAAGTTAAAGTTATTCATCGTATATATAATATAATAAAATTTAAAAAAATATAGTTTTGGAAACATATTATGATATTCTTGGGGTTCAGGAAACCGCAACACAAGATGAAATAAAAAAAGCGTTTAGAAATAAATCAAAAGAATTTCATCCTGATAAAGGTGGGGACGAAAACGTATTTAAAAAAATTAATGAAGCTTATTCAACTCTGTCAGACGAACAGAAAAAAAATGAATATGATAATAGAAACAACAATCCTTTTAGTCAGTTTGGTTTTGATATGGGTGGGGGCGGAAATCCGTTTGACATATTTTCAAATATCTTTGGGGGACAACAACAAAGAAGAGCACCAGACAGAGTTATGGACATTCAGGTTGGAGCGGTTGATTCATTTTTGGGAAAGAAAATTGATGTTAATTTTACAAGAAAAATAAATTGTGACCCTTGTGGTGGGCAAGGAGGGGAAAGACAAACCTGCTCAAACTGTGGAGGTTCTGGCCGGATTATGCAAAGAGTTGGAAATCATTTTATGCAAAACATAATTCAAACAGCTTGTGGGGCATGTGGTGGAAGAGGGTTTCATTTTAAATCAACTTGCAATCATTGCGGAGGTGATGGAAGAATTGATGAACATCAAACAATAAGCATGAATTTACCAGTTGGAGTTTCTGATGGACAATTGGTTAGAGCGCAATCTATGGGAGATTTTGCAAATGGAATGTTTGGAGATATGATTTTCAAAATTAATGTTAATCAACAAGATGGTTTTGAAAAAGTCGCCGGTGATTTGGTTTTTAATAATTTCTTATCAATAAATGATTTGAATTTGGATGAGATTAAAATTCCGCATCCACACGGAGAACTAAAAATTAAGATGCCACAAACTGTGGACACAAGCGTTCCACTTAAAGTTAAAGGAAAAGGTTACCCAAATGAGAATGGGGACTTGTATGTCAGATTATATGTTAAACACACCAGATTGTAGTTTTTCATATTTATAACTAATGGCAACAATATGTTATGCGTGGGATGATGCTCCATACGCTTGGTTAGATGCACCATTTACTTGGGCTGAGGGGTGTATAATTGAAAAATTATTAAAAGGTGGTGGCGCCATTTCTTCTTATAAAATAAGGGAAAGATTAGATGCTCTTCCTGACGATGAAAAAGAGATTTTAATAAAACTTTTTCTTAGACTTAATGTTGATGAAATTGAATTTGAAAAAAGAGTTAACAAGAACAAAAACACCAAAGTAAAAATTAAATTAAAAGATATAGAATTGTCACTTAAAGAACAGAAAAATGTAAAAGTCAATATATTTATAAAGTGATATGGCTTATAAATTATATACTGACAAACCAAACAAGTTTAATTGCAATATTGAAGTAGAAGGAACTTCTTTAGCAAAATCACAAGTAAGATTAGTAATTGAATCGGATGAAATGTCCTTTATGTTTAAAGGTTCAATTCAGAGCAATGGTGAATGTGAAGTAACCATACCCAAAACAAAAAATTTCCTACAAGAAGGAAAAATTGGAAACATGAGACTTGAAGTAATCGCTGATGATGTATATTTTGAGCCGTGGTCTTCAGACTTTTCAGTAGTTACAAATAAGAAGGTAAGTGTACAAATTGCTGAACAAGAGGAAGAAAAACCTAAAATGAGAGTTCAGGTCGTAGAACAAAAAGAAGAATCAAAACCAACCAAAGTTGTTACTGAAAACAAAAAAGTTAATTCCGTAAAAAATTCAAACGTAATTACAAAACAAGAGCTACTTAAAAGGTTATTGGGTAAATGATGAAATTATTTCAACCGCAGCTTTATAAATTCCGTAAACCATAAACATAAAAACACCAACTGAAATTAAAATATATGGCGTCAATTTCTTTTTAACTTGATTACAACTTCTACATTTTTTTTCTTCAGTTGAATTACCTTTACCGCAACTTTTGCAAGTTTTACTATCTTCAATAACATTAGCATTTAAAACTTTACTAATATTGTTTTTTAAATCGTTATTTTCCATATGTAATTAATAATAAAACGTAATTAACTTTTCAACAGAAAATTATTTTTTTATTTAATAACGCACTTTTACTAATTTTCATGATATTTATATAATATGGGAAGACCAAAAAAAGAAGAAAAAGATAAAAAAGTCAAATATGGGATTAGTATTGACAAGTATCTTTTTGATAAAATGAGATTAGAAAAAATTAGCGTATCCAAATTCATACAGAATTTGGTAAAGGAGTATTATGAAAAGATTAAGTGAAATTGATTGTATTAACATTTGCAATGAATATTTGTTAGGTAACAGTTACAAATTTTTATCTGAAAAGTATAGTGTTAGCCCTTGGAGTATTGGAAATATTTTAATTAAACAAAATATCAAATCTAGAATACGTAAATATGATTGTAATGAAGATTATTTTGAAAAGATTGATAGTAATGAAAAGGCGTATTGGTTAGGTTTATTATATGCGGATGGATATGTCAGAAAAAGAAAACAATGTAATGGTAAACATAAACAAGGTGGTGTTGTTGGAATATCTTTAAAAAATGGAGACGAATATCTAATAGAAAAATTTATCAAAGACCTTAATTCAAATTATAAACTTAGAAAAAGTATTAAAGACAATTTTTTAAGTTATAAATTAGAAATTAATAGTTCAAAAATGGCGGACGATTTAATTAATTTAGGGTGTGTGACAAATAAAAGTTTAATATTATTGCCACCAAAGTTAGAAAATGAGTTCATTAGCCATTTTATTAGAGGTTATTTTGATGGTGATGGAAGTATCGGAAAATACAACGGAAGATTAAAATTTACTTTATTAGGTACTAAAGAAGTTTTAACTTGGATTTTGGGGTATTTTAATGATAATGGGGTTATTAAAAAACCAAAAATCAGTAAAAAAAATAATATTTACGTAATTCAGATTAATTCCGCCTCAGACATTGAGATAATTAAAAATATTTTGTATAATTCATCTGAAGATAACTTCTTAATAAGAAAAAAAGAAAAATTTAAATAATATGTGTATTAGTTATATTGGTGGTAAAAAAAGAATGCAGTCGTGGATTATCCCATTAATACCAAAAGATATTGAAACTTATGTTGAGAGCTTTAGTGGGCAATTTTGGATTTTTTTTGGTATGAATTTGGCAGATTTCCCAAATTTAAAAACAGTAGTTTACAACGATTTTAATCCTTTAAATTATAATCTATATAGATGTATCAGTAATCACCAAAGACTACTTGAAGAATGTGAAAAAATAATTGTTCAACAAAAAGATACCCAACCAACTAACCCAATATGTAAAGAAAATTTTAATAATTTTCAAAAAGAACTTTATTCTGAAGATTTAAATATTGGAGATGAGCCAAATTATGAAGTTGCTGCAAAATATGTGTACGTATTAACCCAAGTTTTTTCAGGAGCTAATCCGGCAAAATCCAAATTCATTGATTTAAAAGGAAAATATCATTCTAAATTTACTTCATTCAAAAATAAACTCAAAAATCCTGAATGGCACAAAATGTTTGAAAAAATCACTTTTGTTGAAAATATGGATTTTGAGGACGTAATAAAAAAATACGATTCACCAACTACGTATTTTTACAATGACCCACCATATTTCGTAGTCGGAGAAGGTGATTATTATTCAAATCATGATTTTGACAGAAATGACCATGAACGTTTAGCAAATGTGTTGAAAACTATTCAAGGAAAATTTTCATTATCTTACTATGATTTTTTACTTTTGCACGAGTGGTTTCCCCAAGACCAATATAGATGGGAAAAGAAAGAATTTGCTAAAGCTGCGGCGGCAAAAAAAGGAAAGGCTCAAAATATGGGAGAGGAATTGTTAATTATGAATTATTGATATATTTATATATAAAAAATTATCTATGAAATTTACAAATATTTTAAAATCGTTAATTATTGAGAATTCAAGGTTTAAAGTATTATATGATACTTTGGTACAAAAGTCATCACCTGAAGGGAAATCAAAACCCGACCCAAAGAAAATTCCTTTTGAGGTATTAAAGGCATTAATCTTTGCTGACCCTACAACTGTAGTTCCAAGAGGTACAGAAGTTAACATTGATACGGCTTCAGTTGAAGACATGGAAAATGTTAAAGTTGGTAAATACACTAACTGGCTTATTAAAAACTTTATGAAGCCATCAAATATTCAGGCAAATCCTGAAGACCAAAGGGCTTATAGTCAGGCTGTAAAGGCGTATCAGAATTTGTTTTTGGAAGATTTGTATAAAGTAACAGATGACCTCAAAAAATTTGAAAGATTTAAAGGAACATTCCCACAAGAAAAAAGGGATATTGCAAAATTATCAAAAGATGATGTTTTTGAACTTGTTAAAGATTTAAGTTTGGAAAAACAAAAAGCATCTAAGGCTGAAAAAGAAGAGGCTAAAAAAAGTTATGAACACCCTGGTGCTGATGTAGTTTTTCGTGGACAAAACTGGACCGTAGTTAAAATTGAAGGAACATCGCAACTTCAAAAAGATGCGGCTTGTTTCTATGGTGGTTCACACGAATCAGAAAAAGGTGAATCAAGATGGTGTACATCTGCACCTGGAGCTGATTGGTGGAAAAGATATTTGGGTAAAGGACCACTTTATGTAATCCTTCCAAATGAATCTTCTGACTTGGGTAAAGTATCAGGTCTTCCAGTTGAAAGATACCAATTCCACTTCCCTGATTCACAATTTATGGATAGACATGACCACCAAGTAAATCTTGTAGATATGTTGAATGGTAAACTTAAAGAATTGAAAGATTACTTTAAGCCTGAGTTTGCGAAAGGACTTGTTTCAAGTGGAGAAAGAAAAGTTACAATTCAAATTCCTGATAGCGCGGCAGGTAAGTTCATTGCTCTTTATGGTGCAACTGAAATATTTGATAATCTACCTGATGATATTACTAGTTTAATTATTGAAAATAAAAAATCATCTGCGGCTATTGACATTCCACCGTCAATCGCAAGATTCCAAAGTTTGGAAACATTGATGCTTGACAATATTGTTAAGTCATTATCAGACGAAGTTTCAAAATGTTCTTCACTTAATTTCTTGTCATTACCTAATAATAAAGAATTAAAGAATTTACCTGATTCAATTAGTCAAATGAGAGAACTTACATTTATTAATATACAAAACTGTGACTCAAATCTTAAATTACCAAATGGGATTGTTGAGAAGTTTGACGATATTGGAAATGGACTTTATTTTAGGAAAGAAGAGTAATATTCACTATATTAGCAGTCCAAAAAATATTTGAAAATGAAAAACAATGTGGATTGTGAAATTTATATTTCAGGTTTGATTGGGTTCTTTGACAAAAATCCAAAGGACTTAAAAAACCTTATAGGCGAATTAGATAAAGAAAAATTTTATATGCAGTTGAGAATTGCAGTCTATAAGAATTTTGACAATGGAGAAGATATTGTCCTTACTCAACAACAAATTTTAGATATTCTTGTTAAATTTCATGGAGAGTCAAAAAGACAAACTCTAAAAGAAGTATTGGTTCCAATACACAAAACAAAATGGGGTGATTTAAATTTGAACTAATCAAATTTTTTTATTATTATTCAAATATGGAAACGATTGATAAAATTGTAATTGAAAAAATATGGGTTACAGAATATCTTGACCATTGTCCTCTACCAGAAAAACCCGAAAACCTTTCTTTTGAAGACGAAATACTTGGAATTAACTATACAGGTATTAAACTTTCAAAAAATAATGAATGGGTATTCAAACTTAGATATTTAGATGAGGATAAAACACTAAAAGATTTTGGTAATCCCTTATGTAGTGTAGACATTTCAAGAGGTACACTTTGTTTAGAAGAAGATGAAAATAAAATTTCATTAAAATTTTTTCAAACTTCAAAAAGTAGACGAGTTGGATGTACATGGTTTAAAAGAAAAAGTGATATAAGTTTTGTTACCTATAACAAGAAAACTAAAAACTTTTATTCTGGACGAATTTCAAATTACGACAAAAGAAAAAAGTCAAAAAAAATTAATTGTAACCATTTTTATAATCATATGAATGCCGCCTATAGTTCAATGATTGTATTATTACGACAACCAAACGAAGAATTTAATAGTAAGGAACCAAATCCTCTGATTGACCAAATAAATGAACTTTATTCAAAGTTTTATTTAAAATTGGGAATAGACAAAAGAGACAATTATTATGATATAACTTCTGATTTGTATTCAAAATATCTTAAAGACAAACAGATAAAAGCACCAAACAATTTTATGACATATAAACACGCAGGAAAAAAACCTCCGGCAAGATTGTTTAAGAAAAATGGAAACAAACTTGTTGAAACTTATATGCAATATTATGATATTAAAGGAGATAAGTTTAGAAAGGTATTACATAAGGTTAACAAACTTGATTTTAATGAAATTAAAAATCTTATTAATTTATTTGGTATTGATTTTCTAACACAGAGACCTGAAACTGAACTTACATTTTTAATAGAAAGTCCAAATTTTCTTCATTTTTATGAAGGAGTAAGTGAAGTTACCGAATTCATAAACAAGGTCACCAAAAAAGAAAAAATGAATATATACCAAACACTATTATCATTTTATAAACATGACTTTGGCCTCCATGCATTTAACGACCATATAAAATTTTATAAAGAAATAAGTAAATATGAAAATGTTAGATGGAACTCTGTTGATTCAGAAACCTTTGGCACCGAACATTCCATCTTTGCCGATAAGTATAGTTTTTACACTAAAGGATATTATGAAAGAGAGTATAATGAAAGTTTTTTGAATTACATTCAACAACCATTTATTGTTGATGGACTAAGGTATTCACCAGTTTTACTTCAAACAAACGCGCAATATATTGAGGAAAGTGCTCATCAATCAAATTGTGTTAAAACTTATAATGGAAACATAGGGTCAATAATTATTTCATTAAGAGATGAAAATAACGAAAGACTTACAATGCAATTTATCCCTAAAAAGTTTGAAAACGGAAAAGTAACTTGGAAAAACGCCCAAACAAGAGCAAGGTTCAATTATAAACCATCTGAAAAATGGAATGAGGCCATTTCAGTTGTTGAAAATAAATTATCATATGTTACGGATTTCCAATTACCAAATCTTTATTATATTAATTTCAAATCAAAAAGACCAATTAATTTAACTTGGGATTTAAGCGGAAGCATAACAGCTATGGTAGCATTAAAAGAAGAATTTGACTATTATGATGTCATTTGATAAAGAAAATATAATATTAAATAACAATCCAAATATGAGTATTATTGAATACAATGATACTCACGGATTTACACCTGAAATTCTTACAGAAAAAAAGAATGTAGTTGTTATACTTCAAAATTCTATCATAAACGATAGAAAAGAAACTATTTTTGAATATATTTGTAAAGTGCAGGGATTATATTATATTTACTTAACTTTAAGTACAATTGTTAATCTTGATGGACAGGATGCTTATAAAATGAGGATTTATTATGATTATAAAGATAGACAACAAATAAATTTATTATTAACAAGTTTTAAAAAATAGGCAACTTGGTGATATTTATAAGTAAATAACACCAATTAGCATGGACTCGGGAAAAATATATAAAGTAATAAATGAGGTTAATGGTAAGCAATATGTGGGATGTACAATTTATTCGTTAACTAAAAGACTGAATGAGCACTTTTATAGATGTTTAAATACTGACTCAAATACAAAATTTTGTAACTCTATTAGAAAGTATGGATTAGAAAATTTTAGGATAGAATTAATTGAGGAGTGTGATATAGATAAAATTTATCAAATGGAGCAATTTTATATTAAAAATTTAGGTACTTTTGAAAATGGTTTAAATACGACAACTGGTGGTGAAGGATGTTTAGGTTATAAACATTCTGAAACGACAAGAAAAAAAATTTCTGAAAATACAAAAAACGGTAATTCTCATAAAAATAAAACATATGAGGTTTTATATGGGGATAGAGCTGAAGAAGAAAAAAATAAAAGAAAGTTGTCAGTAAAAAAAGGTTGGGAAAATCTTACTGCGGAAGAAAGGGTTCAAAGAGAAGAAAATATAAGAAAAAAAACACAGGCAAAATCAAAAATAAAAATAGAAATAATAAAAGATATAAAAGATAAGATATCTGAAGGTTTAACAAATAAACAATTATCTGAAATTTATCCTGAAATAAGAAAAGGACTTTTCCAAGAAATTAGGACAAATATTAGATGGAAAAAAATATAAAAAATGAAAGAAATATCAATTAAAGAATTAAGAGAAAAAATTGCAAACAAAGAAACAATGTTGGTTAGTTTTAGCACGGACTGGTGCGGTCCATGTAAGATGTTAAAAGAAGAACTAAAAAAAGTCACAACAACTACCCCTATATATAGGGTGAACGCTGAAGAAGACATTTATTTTTCAAAAGAACATAATGTTAGGTCTGTCCCTACTATGAAAATGTTTAAAGAGGGTTCAGTTGTTAGTACAACTGTAGGAGTTAAAATGGCTCAAGATATTAATAAACTTATAATGGAGAATGTATAATGAAACAGATTGTTCTTTTTACAATGCAAGGTTGCGGACATTGCCAACACTTTAAAGGAATGTTGAATGAAAACAAAATAGAATTTCATGATAGGGATATTCACCAACATCCTGAAGAATATGAAATGTTTAAAAATGCAAAAAATGATTTTGTTCCAAGTTTTATGATAATTGATGATGAGAATACAGAAAACTCAGAATTATTTGCAGCTGAAATGGATTACAAAACACTAGACGAAGCGTTGAACATCATCAAACAAAAAATTTGAAGGAATTAATCTTCAATAAGAAAGGCACAAGACACGAACCCGTCAATCATTGGTTAATGGAAGATGGGGTCGTTGTTGCCATTTATCAGGGTGGACGAGGTGAAAGACCGGATTTGGATTTCATTTTAAAGTATAAGGAAAAAAATAAAAGATTAAGGGCTCCATCACATACTCATTGGATTGTTGATTTACTTTTAAAATCACAAAAACAACCAATACTTGTCGGCAAATACATTAAAGAATGGATTGAAATTTACGACACAATATTTCCTTTTGAAACACAGGAGGAAAGAAATTCTTATAAACTTATTTACAACAAAAAACATCTTACGGAATATGAAGAAATGAATAACGATGGAGGTTATTCTGTTGAAACATTATCCGCATTTATTGAACTTTTTATTCGTTGCGAAAAAAGAACGTCTGGAGCGTTTATGTTTAAAAATCTTCTAAAGTTTATGGAAGACTATTGCGACGGGAAAAAAGATTTCTACCAGGTGGTTGGACACTCAAAAAGAGTTTAAACAACCAAAAATTCCGAATTTTCTTTTTTAAACAACCAAGGCGAGTTATTGAGTGAATATAGCAAGTCATGAACTATGTTATGATTTTCAAGTGTTCGTGAAATTTCTTTAACGTTCATTTGGAAATTGTCATAAATAATTGACTTTAATTTCTGAGGGTTATACACAGAGTCAGTTATAATATTTGTTATTTCAACATTTCCATCACCATCTTCTTCAACCGACAACTCAATAAAATTGTATATAAAATGCGATTGAGCGTTATAAAGAATATGCTCCAAATAAAAGTATAAGTTTTTTAAATAGTTTTTAGAAAATCCATAAGGAAACTCGGATGTTATAATCGGTAAATTAACCATATTAAGATTATACTTGGGATGACTAACATCTCTATCAAATCTAAAATCTAACTTTTTATTTTTAAACTTTTTTGATTCATTAAAGGTAACCATGTCAATGGTACTAATTTTTGTTAAGTCAACAAAATCAAATTCAACCGAATAATTTGATATAAATTTATTTACTATTTCTTTAACATCTCTTGCTTCTTCTTTACTTGTATATCCTTTTATCAAAAGTAATGATTCACAATCTGAAACTGAAATTACAGTATCATATTTTCCATTTTCACTAATTTCATTAGAAACATATTCGGCAAAAAAGTTACACATACCTTGCCTTGTATTGAGTTTATATCTTTTCATATAACAAATTTAGTAATTAAATTTTTATTTATAAACTAATTTCAAAAATAATCACCAACATTTTCATTCATACAATTATCTACTTTTGTATGGTCCGGATAATCGCTCAAATTCGGGACTCTTAATTTATCCTTTGAGCCATATTCTGTGGAATCTTTTAATACTTGAGCAATACTACCAAAGTAGTCTAAAGAATTTTGGGAATATCCATTTTTATCTTTATTATCATAAAGCCAACCAGATATTATGTCATAAATACAATTTGTTGCTTTATACCTTCTAGCATAAAAAGTTTTTTTAATTCTTTTACCTTCTTTATCCCAAGTTTCTTTTTCATAAGAAAAATCTTCAGCATTTCTAGAGTCAATAATGTAACCTTCAAGCTCGTTCATCAAATCATCATACCACTCATCATATAATGTGCCACTATAACAACTACTATATAGACTATATAAATTTGACTTTATATCATCAGGAAATTCTTCCATTATTAAGTATTCAATACATTCATCATCATCCATTAATCTGGAAATTACATCATCATTTAACTGAATTTCACCTTCATTTCCCTGCTCTAAAGCAATTTTATCAATTAAACTTGGAGTTTTTGAAGTAACATCAAGTTTTTTTATGTTTTTCAATTCAGAAACTATTACATTATCCACAATTTTTTTATTTTCAGGGACCAAATCGTCATATACATCTTCGTATTCATTTGCATCTAAATCCCAAAAATCAAAATTGTATTCACCACTTAAAATTTGTTTTATTGATTCTTTACTTACATCGTTCCTCCAAGAAGTTTCAAAAAAATCAGATAAATCATCTTCATCTAATTGTAGGTAATAGTCATTTCCAATTTTAATCGCGTCAGACATAAATTTATCAACTAATTCCCATACAAAATTATTATCATTAAAGTAAATTTCGTAAAATAATTTATTTTGAATTTCTTCATATGCTGAATCATATGGATTAATATATTCTAAAAGATTTCTTTTTTTCAATAGATTAATAAAATTATCTAAACTTCCAAACATTTTATCTAAATACCCAACTTCAAATTCACCATTTTCTATTGAACCAATTAAGTTAATAATTTTTTCATCATTTTTAGATAAAGTTTTTTCTTGTTCTTCTTTTAAAGATTTTTTTTTCAAAAATTTCAATAAAGGTTTTTCACTTTTAATATCTTGACCCGTTGTGAGTTTGCTAAATTCCTTTACTTTATTTTTATATCCCTTGTGGTCGGGTAAATCATCGGTGTTTATAATTTTATCATAAACTACATCATCGTGTAATTCTACTAAATCTAAATGAGGATGAGCAATAAAAATTCTTCCGTCACCCCAATCCCAAACTCTTGTTGGTTTATTTTCTAAATCTTTATAATACTTATTACGAAAAAAATTGTTTTTGTCCCAATCTCTTACAATTATGTAGTCACCTGTCTGCAAATCCATATATATAAATACTAAAAAAGGGGGAAATATTCCCCCCTTTACAATCTAGATTAATTTTTTTGTAGTTAGGATTACTTACCGCATCCACAACCACCGCCATTACCACCACCGTTTTTCATAGTACTATTTTTTAAATGGTTTATTACCTATAAATATAAAAAAAGGGGAAATAATCCCCCTTTTAATTGACTAGTCGGAAATATAACAAAAGTTTTAACCTTTTGTTTTTTGTTTATAATATTTCTCAATAGTCTGCTGAACAGCTTTTTGAACTGATTCATTTTGCTGTGATTTTTGAGCCTCACTTGTCTGAACGTTAACAGGCTCAGTTTTTTGGTTGTTCTTGCACCCACATCCTGCCATTTTGTTTAATTTTTAGTTTAGTTTATTACTGATAAATATTTTAATTAAAGTTTCAAAAGGAAATAGTATATCTTATTTTTGCATATTTATAAGTAAAAGTGTTTCATGAACTTAATTAATTTGGTATCAAAAATATTAAAAGAACAATCCGAAGAAGATTATGCATTCATTACTCAAGATGAAGTGTTAGAATTCTTAAAATTAATGTCAGGTAATTTAAATGGACTTTCAAGAATACCAAAATTCAGGGGAAAAAAATTAGTTGTTAACGGACCTCTTGACTTATCATTATACCCAAAAATTCAAAATTTAGGACCAATAGTTAAAGTTACTGGAAGGCTTGATATTTCAGGGACAGAAATTGCTTCTTTGGAAGGAATTGAAACAACTGGATATGTTTCTGATTATAACTCAAAAAGATGGAGAATTAAGAAAGCTAAAGAAGAGGCGCAAATAAAAGCACTTGCACAATCAAGAAGAGAGGATGGTGATTGGGATGATTTATCTGATGGTTATAATGCAAAGGCTCATGCTCTTTTTGAATACTTAAAAAATAGAGACGGAGTTGAATTAAGACCCAAAGATTTACAAGAAAGAATTGATGAACTTGAAAATAGAAAATCTGAACTTGAAATTAGACAAGAACAACTTGATAGTGTTGGAGATGAATACGATGAAATAGAAAGACAAATAAATCAAATTGAAAGTCAAATAGATGAATTAAACGATAAAGATTATGGGGATGTTTATGATTTAATTCCTGATGGTGAAATGTATGGTCTTGCCGCTTTTAAATCAATGATTACAGATTCAGAAGGTGAAGAATATTTTATTGCCAATTCAAATGAAGTTGATGTCGCTTTTAAGGACTATTGGAGACAATATATTGACGATGTTGGTTTAGAAGCATTTAATAGACACGTTATTGAAGATTGTATAGATATGGATGAATTAAGAAGTGATATTGAAGACGTTTATGAAAATGATGTTAGGGACAATCCTGAAGCTTATTTAAGTGATGAAGATAAAGAATTAAGTGGAGCCCAAGAAGAAGAAATAAATAATCTTGAAACAGAAAAATCACAACTTGAAGAAAAATTGGAAGGAATGAATCCAGAAGATGAAGAATATGATGAAACAACAGATAGAATTTCAGAAATAGAAGTTGAAATTGATGAAATTAAAGACTCACCTGATGGAGATTATAGTGAAGATGCGATTGATGAAAAAGTTGAAGAAACTGTAGATTACTATGTTGACAATTACGATGAATTTTTAAGTAATATGGGGTATGATATAAAAAAATATGTTGACAAAGATGAACTAACCAATTATCTTATGAGAAACGAAGATTATGGTCAAATGTCAAGTTACAATAGTGATTATGACACTATTGAATTTAATGGAGAAGATTATTATATATTTAGACACAATTAATGGTGACAACTGAAAAAAATAGAAAAAAGAAAGAAAAACCAATGTTTAAACTTGAAACAAATTGGATTTTATCCGAACCAATTGATTTTGAGCATAAACAATACCTTCTTTATGATTTTCTTCAATACGCCGACAAAAAGATAGAGAAGTTTGAAATTTACCCAATATACACAGAAATTTCACTTCATTTGGCAAATCTTCAATCAATATCAAATGAATTTAAATCTTTATACTTTACCAAAGTATTTCAAAATATTGATGATGAAATTTTGATATCAGAATTAAAATATAAACCTTTAGAGATAAAATCAGAAAAAGAGTTTGATGAATTTAATGAGATAGTTAAATTTGCTGGACAAAAAATATTAAATTATTTCAACATCGTAAAATCAGTCTATACAATTATTTACGATTCAATATCAGTTCAAATTACCAAGAACGAAAAGAATTTCAATCTTAATTCAGGTTTTATCCATATGAAAAAAGGAAAAGAAAATCATTTATGGATATATGATATTGAAAAAAGGGACAGGTTGACAATTGACACAAAAATGAATTTGACAAAACTTGACATTCCCGAAAATTTGGACGATATTAATACATTGATAGAACTTCACGATGGAAGAAAAAAATTACCAGTTTTTCTTATAACGGCAACTTATGATTTTCCTTTTGAAGCTTCGTTAATACCCGCATCAAAAAGAAAAGTATTGAGTTATTTAATACAAAGAAAAACAATTGAAAATTTAAAAAAACAAAATAATGAATAAAAAATTGGTAAATAAAGCAGTTATTGAGGAATTAAAATCACATCCCGCGATAATTGAATTATATTTGAGAGCTGAATCAATAAATTTTTCAGACGAAGAAGTAGAAAAAGAATTTGAAACTTTAAAAGATGAATTCCTTAAAACAAACCCTATTAGCTAAATTAAGAAGTCCTCTTCACATTTCTTTTATTTCAGAGAACATAACAAAATTAACTCTGTTTCAAACCAAAGAAATCTTAAATGAAATGATTGAAGATGAACTAATTGTTGAAAAAGAAAGTGGGTATTACGTACAAAAAAGTAAGTGAAAGCCAAAGTTAATTATGGTGTAAATGAGTCCAAAAGCACATCACTTACTTTTAAAATTTTAAAATTATGCAAAATAAAGAAATGGTAAATCATCCTGACCATTATGGCGGAGAGGAGAATGTTTACGAGGTCGTTAAGGTATGCGAGGCTTGGTCATTAGATAAAGACGCATACTTATTCAATGTGGTTAAGTATGTTGCAAGAGCGGGTAAGAAAGATGCCGATAAAGAATTACAGGATTTAAAAAAAGCGGCATGGTACCTTGATAGAAAAATACAAAATTTAGAAAAAAAATGATTGAAAATTACGTAGGTAAAATACTCAATGGTAACTGCATTGAGGTAATGAAGGAAATGCCCAATTCATTTATTGATTTGATTGTCACATCACCACCTTATGGAGTTAATATTAAATACGATGTTCATGATGATGATATGGAGATAGACCAATACTTGGACTTCACTCGTAATTGGATGACTCAAGCCTTTAGAGTTTTAAAAGATGATGGTCGTATCGCATTAAACATTCCTTACGAGATTAATAGACAAGAAAAAGGTGGAAGAATATTTTTGGTTTCCGAAGTTTATCAGGTAATGAAACAAATTGGTTTCAAATTCTTTGGTATTGTGGATTTGGAAGAAGATAGTCCCCATAGAAGTAAGACAACGGCTTGGGGTTCGTGGATGAGTCCGTCTAGCCCTTATATTTATAACCCAAAGGAATGTGTAATTCTTGCATACAAAAAACACCACATCAAAAAAGTTAAAGGTGAACCGCAATGGAAAGGAGTTCCAACACAAGTAGAACAGGAGGATGGAACATTTAAAACCAAAGTAGTTTATCAGGAAGAAGACAAGAAAGAATTTATGGAACTGGTATTTGGGCAGTGGAAATATCTTAATGATAGTAGACCACTAACCAAGGCAACTTTTAGTATGGATATTCCAACAAAGGCGATTAAGATATTGAGTTATAAAAATGACGTTATTCTTGACCCATTCAATGGAAGTGGAACAAGTTGTGTTGCTGCCGAGATATTAGAAAGAAGATGGATTGGAATTGAACTCAGTCCAAACTACACAGAAATTGCTAGGGAAAGAATACAAGCCTTTGTGGATAAAAAGAAACAACAAGAAATAGTATTTGAAAATGGGGGTCAATGACCTCCTTTTTTATTATATAAAGTATTTATATTATAAAATTAGATTATGCTCAAAATCTTGAATGAGGAAAGAGAAAGAATACTTAAAATGCATATAAATGCAACTAAAAGAAATTATCTTTTCGAGGTTGAGGGAACTGAACCAGAAGCTGAAGTGAGTATGAGTCAACAATTCACAAAAACGCACCACGAAGTTTTACCTAATTTGAAAAACCAATTTTTTTTTGAAAAGGGTAAAACCGATGTGAATTCAATAACTAACAAAAATGAGTTTGATGAATTTGTAAAGGGTATTATAAATTACTTAAAAAGTAAAAATAAAAAAATTATGGGTTTCGGTACTGTTGCTTCTGAATCATTAATTCCTGCGGCTAAAGGTGTTGATAGATGGGGTTATGCAAAAAAAAGATTGAGTAACATTAGAGATTATATAAAATCGGAACTCGAAAGAAATAATTTAATTGATGATAGTAATTTTACTGGATTTTCTGGTAGATATGAGGAGGGAAAAATACCATACGAAGGAAATCCAGATGACCCAAAGTATTTACAGGACCAGTGGGTTAAAGTTAATTTTCAATTACCAAAATAATAAAAAGTTATGAATAACAGAACATATATTTCAGAATCAGAAAAAAGTCAAATATTAACACTTCATGAAAGTGTTAGAAATGAAAATAATTATTTTGAGACTTTAGAAAATAAAATCCGAAAAGTTTTATTGGAAAAACACGAGCCACCAAAACTCCAACCTGGAGAATCAATGACTGAGGATGGTAAAATATTATCAGTAAAAAAAGTAAAAAAACCAGATTTATTAGTAAATCTTAATGTTGAGTTTGACCCTGGTAAATTCGAAGATAAATACGTCAAACTTTCAGAAGAAGATGAAACTAAAATTAAAAATTGGTTTGATGGTACGGATTTTTTGGGTGCTGAGATTTCAGTAACAGTAATTGCAGGGAGTTCTAAATCAGGTCCTGGAAAAACAGATGAAGAAAGAAAAACTTTTAATACTGAATTGGCTAAAAAAAGAGCAAACACAGGAAATAATGTGATAAAAACATATTTAGATACCATTTTGGACCCTGAATTACAATCTCAAGTAAAATACTCTGAAGATATAACAGGGGCTCATCAAGGACCTGAATATATTCCTGGTACAAATAAAAGCACCGAACCCCAATATCAACCTTATCAATTTGTAAAAATAAGAATAAGTGCAAAAGGTGATGTAAATATTGAGACAAGAAGAGATATATCATTCCAACCATATAGAGTATTACCGATAGGTAATCTCCCTAATATAGGATTTGTTGAGTTTTGTGTTAGTGGATTTTACACTCAAACGAACGGTGTATATATGTGCCCAAATAATGGTTGGAAGGCTTTGTATTATTCTAATAATGGTGATAATGTTGTTAAAGGAACCACAAGATGGATTCCTATACCTCCATCGGATACCAAAAGAGGAATTGTTTGGACTGGAAGTCAAGCTGAACTTGGAACTGGAGAATTTGCAGGTGGCGCAATGAAATGTTTTCAGTATGAAACTTCAGGAAAAGATAAAGAAAATTGTCAGGCTTTTTATGATAAATGGCCAAATTATTCTTACAGATATAGAGAAGGTAGAGAAGGAACTGATTGGAGCATACCTGGAAAAGAGGTTGGTGAAGATATGTACCAACAAATTATTACAAATTGGGGAACTACCTACGCACAACAATAAAAAAAAAGGGGGTTTATCCCCTTTTAATATTTATAAAAAACCATAACAACCCTACAATAAGAACCATCTAATTCCCGAACAATGGCAATTGCCCCGTGGGTTACTCTTTTGTCTAGCATACTTTCATTATGGCCAGGAGAATTTTTCCAATTACCGAAGATACATCTAATATAAGTCTCAATAGGGTCTATATCCTTTCTTTGAAACCACCAATCGTTAAAATTATTTGTAATGATATTTTCTACTCCATATGGAGAACCACCATGTGAAATATATTTTCTCAATCTATCACCTAAATAAACTAATTCCTCAAAATTTTCTACATCAACTGTTTCCTCATGTATAATTTTGGGAATCTTCTTCATATCTGAAAGATAATAAGAGTGATGGTAGGCAGCTTGATAGGCTTTTTCACACCAAATAACTTTTTTAAGACCTTTCTCTTCTCTATATTTATTAATTGATTCAAAAACCGCCTTCTCAACAACTGGAAAAGTTTTTACAGGTTTAGTTGTTTGAGAAAAACAAAGTGTGGACAAAAAAACAAAGAAGAAAGTGAGTTTTTTCATTTTTTTTAATTTAGAGTACAAATATACAAAAAAAAATCACTCAAACAAAAATATTTAATATTTATTAAAAAAAAGTATGAATCACTCAGAAATTATTAAAAGACTCGTAGAATTGCAAATACAATTAAAATTCTTACACTGGCAAACCAAATCATACGCTAAACACCAAGCTTATGGAAATCTATATGGAGACTTAGATGAACTTATTGATGATTTTGTAGAAGCTTGTATGGGTAAACACGGTAGACCATCTTATCAAGGGGGATATACAATACAGGGACAAGACATATCTGAAATATCAGTTCAAAATTTTGTGGATGGTGTTTGTCTATTTTTAATTTCGTTTACAGAAATTTTTGACCAACAGGAAGATTCAGATTTATTAAATTTAAGAGATGAGATGTTGCATGGATTTAATAAATTGAAATATCTTTTGACACTAGAATAGAATGATTCACTCTATTTGGAAACCTAAATTTACTATGATTAATGGGGTTAAAACGACCTCAAACTATGAACTAGTTTCTATTGAAAAAATGGTTTCAGAAAAAAAAACAGGATGGACGGTCAGATATTACTGTGATGAATGTAATTCTTGTAAACTAGAAACTACAAAATCAAAAGTTTTTTTTAATCATAACACATATCTTAATACATTAGATAAACAAATGTGTAGGTCTTGTAGGAGCCGATATTCTGAATATAAAGTAAAAAATAATTTTATTCCTTTTAATTTTTTTGAAAAGTCTATAGTTGATTCTGGATATAAATTACTAACAACGGAAGATGAATATAATTCTGCAAATAATAAATCGCAGTTTAAAATGAATATTATTTGCAATAAAAACCACAATTTGACCACAACTTGGAACAATTGGAATAAAGGTAAAAGATGTAGAGTATGTTACGAGAATAATAAATTAGAAAATTCTATTAAGAATAAGGAAGGGTGGGAACGGTATTATTTTCTTGTTTGGTATTATTCCGAAAAAAACTATATAAAAAACAGAAATGAGATAAATCCAAATAGATATAGAAGAGGTAAAAATTTCCATTTGGACCACAAATTCTCAATTTATGAAGGGTTTAAAAATAACATATCTCCTGAATTAATTGGTGGGGTTAAAAATTTGGAAGTAATTCCGGCAAAAGAAAATCTAAAGAAAGGAATAAAATGCTCTTTAAAAATTAATGAAATTGAAAATGCTAATTAAAGAATCAGGACTTAAAAATATTAATAAACTACGAGAAGAGTTTGATAAGGTAATGATTGTGTTTCACCAAGATTTGGATGGAGTGGTCAGTGGGTTGGGAATGAAAAGTTACTTTGAAAAATATGGATTTAAAGTAATAGGAGCTCAAGTTATACAATACGGGGATAAAGAATGGTCACTTAAAAAATCAGACCCCAACGAAAAAATTCTTTATTGTTTATGTGATTTTGCTCACGGAAAACCAATGTTTCAAATTCACTTGGACCACCACGATAGACAGGCAGGCGCTGAAGAAACCCAAACTACTAGTTTCAGACAAGCTAGGTCAAACGTTGAAACCATATCCCAAATAGTTTCACCTAGTGAAATTTTTACGCCAGAAGACGTTGCAACAATTTCAATGGTTGACAGCGCCGATTTTGCCAAAAATGAAATTACACCTGAGATTGTGATGAATTATGTTTATAAGTTTGACAAAGACATATCGGCAAGAAAAAATAGAATGATGCTTGGTTTAGTTACCAATAAATTATTACTGGCATTTAAAAACAAACCTCAGTTTCTTGAGAGACTTGTTATGGAGTCAAAACCTTCACTCCTTAATTTATTTTTAAAGATTAAGGAAATAATGGAAGAAAAAGGTTATGCTAATTTACAATCACTTGAAAAAAACAAAGAAGATTATGTTGAAAGAATGAAATCATACCCCAGCGTTCAGGACAATATTATAGTTCAATATGGTGGAGGTAGTATGATAAAACCAGGTTCTTATGATAGATATACACCATTTAGAAACAACCCTGAAGCAGATTTTCTTGTTATTGCATGGCCATTAGGGCTTCTACAAGCATCGTGTAATCCATTTAAAAAAGAAAGGGAATTAAAGGGAGTTAATCTTGGTGATATTGCTCAAGAAGTATTATCAAAATGGGAAGGTCAATTAAAAGATAGAAAAGTTCCATTATCAACAATAAAATGGGTTTCAGAAGGAAGCATAGGTGAAGATTCAGTCGGGTTCACATTTAAAGATTTTGCCGCCATTTATGGAGAAAAATTTTTGGATATGGAAAATGGGACAAAATATCTTCTTGAGATTAAAAACTTAATGGAAAAACCATCTGAAAAATTGGATGAAAATGAATGGGAAGCTCTTGATAAAATTTCAGTACCGGCTTGGGACATTATTCAAGCAAATAGTGGAGGTCATAAGTGTATAACCAATATATCTGGTCTTAATTTCTTTGGAAGAGCAAAAAGACCACCACAAGGAAAATACAAATATGACCCCGAAAAAGAAGATGCCGCATACATCAAGTTTTTAAAGATGTTGCAAAATGAATTTGTTAAAATTCTGCAAGAAAAGATTGAGTCATCAAAGAATCAAGGTTAACCCACTTATTAACAAATTCAATATTACTTCCACAAAACTTTGCATACTTGTTTAATTTAGGTTTACCTGTATTATATGTTCCGCAAGCAAGAGACCAGCTATTATATTTTTCATAATGCATTGCAAGTATTTTCATGGACAACCAAACATTTGTTTCAAGGTTATGCATCAATTCATTTTTGGTGATATTTCTTCCGGCAAAGTATGATGCATATTGTGGCATAATTTGCATTGCCCCAATCGCTCCAGCTTTTGATTTAAGATAAGGGTTATATAATGTATCAAGGGGACCTCTATATTTTGTTTCAGTATATGCCACATTATATGCGATATATCTTGGAACACAAAAACTATCTGAATAAGTTTCAATTAGATAATACATTCTTTCACAAGGCAGAGCATTTTCATTAGACCCAATTTCATAAAGTTCTTCATTAATTGTTTTTGTTTTATTTGAAAAACTATTCAAAATTAACCAAGCGACAGGTAATAGTAATAGAGATAAGAAAAAATAAGTTTTTTTCATAATATTTAATTTTTAAAGTTTATTTTAAAATTCTATGGAACACATATCACCTTCGGTTATATTGTTTTTTTCACAAAAACCACCAGGGACTTCCAAAACATATTTGCCGTCGGCGCAATAATGTTCACATTCATCTTCCATACATGGAGGACAATTATCAAAAATTTTTAATATTGTTAAATCTGAATCAATAAAAATAATATCAAGGGGTATAATACAATTTTTCATATAGAAACAATGACTATCAGGACCCATAAAGAATAACATTCCATCAAAATCCCTAAATCTTTTATTCATCATCCCTTTTGATATTTCATTTTTGGAGATGCAAGTTTTTACTTTTAAATTAATGTCGTTATTTATTTTTACAAACATATTTATAAATATACGAAAAAAAATGAAAGAAACTGCGGGAATTGCCGTAAAAAGTGGTAACAAATTGTTAATTTGTCAAAGGTCGGATGATGGTTCTTGGGCAATTCCTATGGGTCATATGGAAGAAGGTGAAACTCCACTTGAATGTGCATATAGAGAGTTTTATGAAGAAACAAACTTGGAAATAACGGACAAGATAAAATATTTGGGAAGAATTAAAAATTTAAAAAAGGGTAGAGTTAAAAAAATAATGCATATATTTTTATTTGAAACAGATTCAAAAATCCAACCTGACTTAAATAAAGCAATGGATGGTTATGAACATACAGAATGTAATTATTATACAAGAAAAGAAATAGAAGACCTTAATATGATTGAAAGTTTAAAAAAATTTATTTTGAAAATAATTTTTTGATTTTGCTTGTTCTGACAATATTTATACTTACATTTGTAAAAGATTTGACACCTAAAGGTAATGAAAGATACTCGGAAGTTAAATCTAAAAAAAAATTACAAAAGTACTTGACATACGAAAGAAAAGATAGTAAATTTGTAAAACATTTGAGATGAAGGTTCATAAACGATGAAAAATCCAAAATCTCAAAAAAAGTTTAAGAAAAATTTGACAGAACGAAAAATTTGACTTAAATTTGTAAAACGAAATCGGAAATGTCCGAAAAGTTCTTTGAAAGTTAGATTATCCATTCAGTGAAAGTAGTCCTTCGGGATAATGATAACTGATAAACGATAATGGGCCGTGTATGGTCTTTAAATAAACTACGAAAGTAGGATAAAGTGACTTCCCCCGTGTTGAGGAGGTTGCGGTTTAAAAACCCGAAAGGGGATTTGAACTCAAGTACACAAGTGGGATATCGCAAGACCTTTAGTACCGAGGGTAACACTGTAGGGAAAGTGGTCAGGTGACTTGGCAAAGTGGATTGTCAGGTTGAGGTGGGAACACCAACAAGAATAACCCATAGGAACCAAGCAAGAAATGTAGCTCCAACTACACAATTGCGGGTCCCAATACCAAAGGGTACTTAAAACCGAAAGGTAAGGTAGAGAACGAGTGGTGTCGCTACTACCCCTAAGGATGACCTACCAAGGTCACTTTATGAAGTAATCTGAGAGTATGGAAATAGGGATATTTCACGGAGTAGTTTAGTATTCTGTCGCCCAAAAGGAGACGGAGCTTACGGTGGACCACTACTCTGACACATCCACGACACAAAACTTAAATTATTACAAATAATTAAAGGAAAAGTGTCCATCACGGTACAACGGAAGTCGCCCACATAGCTTAGAGATGTTCTGAGCATAGTGAGACCCCAAGTTGAACTGTATTTTTACGAAAAACCTCTAATCTCGCAAGGATTAATTGGGAAGGCATTCTCAAAGAGAGCTGAGTAGTAAGAGAGTAGTTGTATCGTCAAGGATTGATTGGCCTAACCAATTGGCGATGAGTAATACAAGACAAAATCTTGTGGATAAGAGTAGAAAAAATAATGACTCTAAAGGTACTCAATAAAAGCTGTAATCTCAGGCTTCGTTAAATTAACTTACAACCCTTTTTTAGATTATCCACCTTCCATAGCGGTTGTAAATTTGTGTAATGAGATAATTTATATATTTCAGATTCATCTTTAGCTGAAGATAAGGGGATAATATGGTCAATATGCCATTCATTTCTATTTGACCAACTCATACCTGGTACAAACTGGTTTTCTAAATGTTCTAATAGTTGTTGAGGGGAACAACCTATAATTTCAAAAGTTTTACTATTTTTATTATAACCTTTTGTTTTAAGAAAATTATTCAACCTATTTCTAAGATTTGTTGATAACCTAAAGATGATATCTTTTTGATATTTTTCTTTTTTTTTATTATTGAACAAATTTTTGTTTTTCACCCTCCAAGGAACTGACGGTTCTTTTTTTACTGGTAACGCATTTTCTTTGTTGTTTTTTAATTTTTCTCTATATTTTTTACTTCGTTCGTTTTCTTTTTTCTTATTATTTATATAATAAATTTTGAAATTTTCCTTTAATTTTTCTCTATTTTTTTCTCTGTATCTTTTTGATTCTTCTCTAATAAGTTCTTTAGATTTTAGTTTCTTTATTTTTTTGGAGCACTCAGAGCACTCACTTCTGAATCCATCTTTGGAGTATTTGTTTTTTTGAAACTCATTAGTATTTTTTTCGATACTACATTTACTGCAAATCTTTTTTACCATAGTAATCCGATAATAATTTTTCAATTAATTTTGATTTGTTAATTATGTCTCCTTCTAATTTATTATTAATTTTTTGACTAAGAGTTATTGATACTTTAACTCTTTTTTTTGTTTCGTCTAATCTTGGTCTCATATTAATAAATATCCGTAAAAAAAGTAAAATACCGATTTTTAAAAAAAATTGACAAATGTGAAAATTATTAGTATATTTGTATTGTTAGATATTTAATGTTTAACTATTACATCGCAACTTAGAGCAGAGGCCAGCTCGTCAGGCTCATAACCTGAAGGTCGGAGGTTCGAATCCTTCAGTTGCAACTATAGAAGTAGATTGCACCTGTTGCGGGCAACATAAAGTAAGAATCACAACTTGACTGGTCGTAATCTTCCGTAGTGGTAAATGTGAACACTATGGACTATAAAAATAAGGTGAGCTTTTGGCTCACCATTTTTTTTGCCGTATATTTGCTCTATGAATAAAATAAGTAAAAATTATATCAAAATAATTAATTCACAAGTTAAGAAGCAGTTTGAAAAAACTGAAGTTCTTGATATTGAATATGATAAAGGTGTTTATCTATGGTCTGACGATGAAGATAGACGAATATTTAAGACAAATGTTTTCATTAAAACGGATTCAGACTTACAAGATAATGACCTTATGAAAATTATTTTTATAGTCGGTGATACTGGCAGATTTACTTGTAATGAGGATATTGCGAATTTACCCCTATCAGTTAATATAGATTTTACTTACCAAGATTAGACATTAACGATTTTAAAAATATTTATAGATAACAATCTATTGATATGGAAATTAAAATTGGCGTAGTAGAATCGCACTACTACAAAGGGGTAAGAGAACTCCAAATAGTAGATTTGGAAAAGTTCCCTTTAATCAAACAATTTCTTGAGGTAAATCCTAATGCGACGGAAGAGGACTTACTCAAATACCTAAAAAAAATAAAGGATAAGGATTTTCAAAGTTTTTTGAATGAATTAACCTGGAATGAAATCAAAGAAGAAGATTTTTCAAAAAGCAAGACTGATTTTATAGTCAAAGTTGAAAAATAATTTGGTTCAACAATAATTTAGCCGTATATTTGTGGTATGAAAATTACAACTCTGAACATAATACATCCAGAATTTGGAACGATAATGACTGAAACTTTTTCTGATGCTACACAGACCAAATTATTTTTGGGAATGGTTCAAGCGTCAATTGATTCAGATAAAGGGTTTCATCACTTTAATGTGACTGATACTCTTATTCAAATTCCTTCCAAAATACTTAAAGAGTGTTTAATATTCACAACCCCAACCAAAGTAACTCATACTGAACAAGTATTGGCAAAATTAAAGGCTTAAATAATCTTTGTTTAACAAAGTGGTGGACTCCTCCAAATTTCGGAGGATGGGCTTAAAAATAGGACCTTCGGGTCCTGTTTTTTTGTTATAACAATCTATTTATATAAAAAAAGAAAAATGGCAAAATTTATATTAAGTGAATCCCAATTAAAGAAACTCCAAGAAACAATCACCAAAGGTGAAGTTAAGGAGGGGAAGGATGGAAATTATATGGCAAAACAACAATTATTCATTATTGCAACTCTTGCATATAAAATGTGGGAAGAAATGCCCGAAGATGAGGAACTTGATGATTGGATGGAAAGCAAAATTGCTCAAGCCGAACAATCAATTACAAGTGTTGTTAAAGCTTATATGTATGACGAAATAACAGATGACATGAAAGGAATGGACACGCTTAATTATAATGAATTAGTTATTGGAAAATGAAAAAAGTAATTAAAGAAGATAAGAACAAATTTTATTTATATAACCCAATTCCTATTGTTAAACAAGAGGCAACTGAAGTTATTAAAAGAATTATGATGGTACATGGAATGTCATTTGAATTTGGAAAAACTGCTGACCTAAACCAGTTGGATACGGTTAATAAGATGAGAATGAAAGATTATATTAACAGGATTGTTAAATATAAAGAAATTAGAGGGCATTCTTTTGAAGGACTTATGTGTGGAATTTATAATGGAGAATTGAACAAGGATAAATCAGGAAGTTGGGACTACAGAGTTGATATTGGTACGGTTGAACAAAAGTATATTGAAGATGATGGAGAAAGTCCAGTTATTGGTGGATACAAAACAGTTTTATCAAAGATGGGAGAAAACGTAAATCAAATTGTAAATAAGGTAATGTCAGACTACAATGAAACAAATTTATTTTTAATTGAAGACCCAGAAATTGTTGACATTAAAAAACTAATACTACAAAATATAATTGCCGATGTTGTTTGTGTTTCAACAAAACTTCCTGACAGAATAAGAAGTCATTATTTTACAAAAGAACAATTTGTTGAAGTTTTTTCAAGAGCTTCAAATTGCTCGGCACCAAAACAAAAGGGAGGCCATCAAATTAGAATTAAAAGTTCGGCGGTTAGAACACAGGGAAACACATTTGATATTGTGGTTCCAAGAATTTCACAAAAAGAATATGACCAATTTTTAACAATTAATCAAGAAGAAAATGAAATTTCAAAAATATTTGGACCATACTCAAACAAAATTCGTCCAGATATGTTAAAATGGATTAAAGACAACAAACAACAATTTAAAGATTTGGTTAATTTAATTTAATTTCTTATATTTGTGGTATGAGAATAACATTCATATCAGATACACACAATAAGCACAATCAGATTACTAAAGATTTACCTGGTGGAGATTTGCTCATTCACGCCGGTGATATATCTTCAATGGGTCATAGACACGAAATTAAAAACTTTTGTAAGTGGCTTAATGGTTTGAACAACTATACTACAGTAGTTTTCATTGCTGGAAATCACGATTTTGGATTTCAAGATAGAGTTTTAGAAACAGAAGAAATTTTAAACTCTTATAAGTGGATTAATTATCTTCAGGACGATTATCTATCTTTTGCACCAAATTTGGATGAACTTATAAAAGTTTATGGTAGTCCTTGGCAACCAGAATTTCATAGTTGGGCATTTAATCTTCCAAGAAACGGAAATGAGTTAAGTGAAAAATGGAATATGGTACCTGATGATGTTGATATTTTGGTAACACACGGACCGGCATTTGGTTATAACGATAGAGTTGTTGGTTCATATGAAAATCTTGGTTGTCAACTTTTAACCAATCGTATTAAAACAATCAAACCTAAAATTCACGTTTGTGGTCATATCCATAGTGGGCGTAATATTGTTTTTGATAATGGAACATTATTTATAAACGCCTCAGTGCTTGATGAACAATATCAATACATGCAGAAACCAATAACTATTGATTTTGACTTCAAAACTGGTGAATGGGAGGTAATTCAGTTTTAATTTTTTTCCACATATAACCATATGCGGTAGGTTGGCGGTCAATTATACAGTCATTAATTGAGCTGCCAACATACTTACCTCTATTAATCCAGTCAGACGCGGATTTCAAAGAATCAAAATTCTTTATTAATATATTATTTTTGTCAAAGCATTGAAAAAGGTTTGTTTTTTTCTCCATTATATATTGCTTAATCTCAAAAAATTTTCCAAACTTTCTTGATAGACCTAAATTTTTTCCTGAGTATATGAAGTTTCCAAAATTCAGAACATCTTCATTCCTATGTATTAAGAATCTAGAATACTTGTGGTTTTTATTTGTAATGAATCTATCTATTTTGTAATTTATTTTCAGTTTTTTACAAATATTAATAAGTGAAGACCAATCTTGTTCATAAGAACCTGAAATAATGAATTGAATCAAAGTAATTGGATTGATAGTACTACTGTAAAAATTACAAAAGATTCAGTTATACATGCATCTAACTTAGAAATGTCAAATAGAGTAAAAAAGTTAAAAGCCGCGGTTGTTAGTTTTGATGAAGTTAATGTGAATTACAATGTTTTTCCTATGACTAATTATAAAACTATTACAAATAAAAAAGGTGAAATAAGTCTAAAACCTAAAAAACAAATTGAAAGAAGTGATTGGTACCCTTTAATATTTATGGTACTAACCGTTACTAATTTTATGATTATTTTAAATTAATCCTGACATTAATCTTCAGTAGGCGATTATTAAAGCGTTAAGTTTAATTATTGTCATAAAAATAAAAAAAACACTGACAATCTGTCAGGTTAGTAAGTTTGGCATATTTTTTAAGAAATATTTTTTTGGAACTTGATTCCATTAAAATAAACTTTATTATTAAATAAAAAAAATTATGGGAAAAATTATTGGTGTAGATTTAGGAACTACAAATTCATGTGTAGCCGTTATGGAAAACGGAGAACCTAAAGTTATTGCGAACAGTGAAGGAAAAAGAACCACCCCTTCAATCGTAGGATTTACAAAAGGTGGTGAAAGAAAGATTGGTGACCCAGCAAAAAGACAAGCGGTCACAAATCCTGATAAAACTGTTAATTCAATTAAACGTTTTATGGGGTCATCTTATGATGAAACAAAAAAGGAAGCAAAACGAGTTCCTTATAAAGTAGTTAAAGGTGAGGGTAATACACCAAGAGTTCAAATTGATGACAAAAAGTATAGCCCCCAAGAAATTTCGGCAATTGTTCTTCAAAAGATGAAACAAACCGCAGAAGATTATTTGGGACAAGAAGTTACAGAGGCGGTTATTACAGTACCGGCCTACTTTAACGATGCCCAAAGACAGGCAACAAAAGAAGCTGGTGAAATTGCGGGACTTACAGTAAAACGTATCATTAATGAACCAACAGCAGCAGCACTTGCGTATGGACTTGACAAGAAAGGAAAAGATTCAAAAATTGTTGTATTTGACTGTGGTGGTGGAACTCACGATGTATCCATTTTGGATTTAGGTGATGGTGTGTTTGAGGTATTATCAACCGATGGTGATACACATCTTGGTGGTGATGACTTTGACCAGTCAATTATTGATTGGCTTGTTTCAGAATTTAAAGATGAAAATGGTATTGATTTAACACAAGATTCAATGGCTCTTCAGCGTCTTCGTGAAGGGGCAGAAAAAGCAAAGATTGAATTATCATCTTCACAATCAACAGAAATTAATCTTCCTTACATTATGCCAGTTGATGGTGTTCCAAAACACTTGGTTAGAACATTAACAAAGGCTAAATTTGAGCAACTTGTTGACCCATTAGTTCAAAGAACTATTGAACCTTGTAAAAAAGCATTGGCAAATGCAAATCTAAAAATCAGCGATATTGATGAGATTATTTTGGTTGGAGGTTCAACTCGTATTCCGGCAATTCAAGATGCGGTTAAGAAATTCTTCGGAAAAGAACCATCAAAAGGAGTTAATCCTGATGAAGTTGTTGCTCTTGGAGCGGCAATTCAAGGAGGGGTTCTTGCTGGTGATGTAACAGATGTTCTTCTTCTTGACGTAACACCATTATCACTTGGAATTGAAACGATGGGCGGAGTGTTTACAAAACTTATAAATGCAAACACAACAATTCCAACCAAAGCTTCCCAAGTATTTTCAACCGCAGTTGATAATCAACCATCAGTTGAAATTCACGTTCTTCAGGGAGAAAGGTCAATGGCGAAAGACAATAGAACAATCGGAAGGTTCCACCTTGATGGAATTCCACCATCAATGAGAGGTGTTCCGCAAATTGAAGTATCGTTTGATATTGATGCAAATGGTATTATAAATGTATCAGCTCTTGATAAGGGAACAAACAAAAAACAAAATATCCGAATTGAATCATCTTCAGGACTATCAAAAGAAGAGATTGAAAAGATGAAACAAGAGGCTGAAGCAAATGCTGAATCAGATAAATTGGCAAAAGAAGAAGCTGAAACAATTAACACTGGGGACGCAACTGTATTCCAAGTTGAAAAATCATTAAAAGATTTGGAAGATAAAATTTCAGAAGAAGAAAAAACCCAAATTAATGAAAGTCTTGATGAACTTAAAAAGGCAAACGCCGACAAGAACATTGAAAAAATCAAAGAATGTGTTGAAAAAACAAATAAGACCTTCCAAGATATTTCAATGAAGATGTATCAACAAGCTCAAGATATGGCTTCAAATATGACAGGTGATGCAAACTCTGAAGTCCAGGATGTGGATTTTGAGGAAGTTTCGGCAAAATAACATAAATTAAAAATAGTTAAAACCCACCAAATGGTGGGTTTTTTATTTTTCATAATATTTATAAATAAAAAATTATGGGCAAAAGAATTATCATATCAGAAGAAGAAAAAAAACAAATAAGAAATTTATATCAAATTAATGAAGATAAAAATCTTAATGAAGGGCTTTGGTTTGTTGACCTTTATAATTTTATAAAAGATAAAGGTGGAAAGGCAATTGATATGATAAACAAAATAACAGGTTCGGATGATTCGGATGATAAAGAAGGTGTGTTAGATAAATTAAAAAAATTAACTTCCAGTGAAAGAGATGAATTAGAAAAAGAAGTCGGTTATAAAAAAGAAAAAACTTCAAGGGGAGAAAAAAGTTCAGAAAAAGAAGTTGAAACAAAATTTGATGTAGAGGGAGTTGCAGACAAAGATTTTTACAAAAAAATACTTGACGGAATTGATGCTCCATACACGGATGAAAATTTTAAATTTCTTTATGCTTGGAGACAGGCAGAAGGAGCTAAGGCAAAAAACAACCCATTTAACACCACACAAGGCATGAAAGATGACCCAAGAATATCTGACTACAATAAAGTTGGAGTTAAAAATTATTCATCAAAAGATATTGGAATTGAGGCGACAATTAAAACACTTTTAAATAAAAGATATCCTTGTATTATTAATGGTTTAAGAAATGACGTTGGGGCTGAAAAAATTGCGGGATGTAGTTCTGACCTGAAAACATGGGGAACAGGAGATTTGGTATTAAAAGTTTTAAAAACAAAAAAAATTAAACCCCCAAGAATAGAAAAGTAATTTTTTTTAAAAAAAGTTTGGAGAATCAATTATTGGTTGTATATTTGTACTCACAATTAAAACCAATAAAATTATGATTACACTATCAGAACTACAATCACTAACACCTTCGGTGTTTAACACAGAAAAAGCTGCAAAACTATCAGACCGATATTCAGTTGTCCCAACAATTGATGTCGTAAACCAATTTATGAACGCAGGTTGGGAAGTATCAGGAGCAAAACAAGTTGGAATTAGCAAATACGCGAAACATTCGGTGAGACTCCGTAACTCCGAATTACCAAAAGTAGGTGATTCACTTGTTGAAGCGATTATAACTAACTCACATGATGGAAGAACAAAACTCCAAGTCGGAGCTGGTTTATTCCGACTTGTATGTTCAAACGGACTTGTGGTTCCAATGCAAGATTTTGGTAACCTAAACCAACGACATATGAATATTCAGATGGACGAGGTTAACCAAATTACAGAAAACTTCATCAAAATGGCACCAGTTATTGAAAGGTCGGTTGTTAAAATGATGGATGTTAAAATGGACACCGAAAAGAAAATTGACTTCGCAAACAAAGCAATTGGAATTCGTTGGAAAAATGTTGAAGACGTATCAACACTCCAACTTGAAACAATCATCAGCCCACTTCGTGATGGTGATAAAGATGATACACTTTGGAATACATTTAATGTTATACAGGAGAAACTAATTCGCGGTGGGTTTGTAAGAGGAAATGGCTCAAACGTTCGTACAGTTAGACCAATCACATCTCTTACTATGGACACAATGATTAATACAAAATTGTGGGAACTCGCTGAAACATATATCTGATAAACAAAAGTGGGGTGTCAATACGGGCACCCCACATTTTAAAAAAATGTAAATTTTAAATTAAGCAGTTTTGTTAGACATAACAGACCATACTGCACCTACAAGAGTCATAGTCATACCAACGATATCCATCATTTGACTATCAGTCGCTAAACCTTTAGCAACAACGACTCCACCGATAAATGTAAGTGCGTGTCTAATTAAACCTAATACTTGTTCTTTTTGTACCATTTTTAAAAAAATTAGTTTTTATTTTTATATAAATATTTTGAAAGTTAGACAAAAACAATTATATTTGTGGATATATAGTTAAGTGGCGGAATGTGGATTAAGTACTATCCCGGTAGACGCAACAGATGGTTATAGCACTGTGGGTAAAAAAACATCGTTTTGATGTGGTCCCTATAATGGCAGCCCGTGAAGGTTCGAATCCTTCCTTGACTACAAAAATTTAAATAATATGAGATACAACAATAACACACCTTTTGAAGAATTTGCGTACCGATTTGCGGTATTCTTCGGAGTAACCGTAATCGTTTTAAATTTAGTTGTTTTGGTTTTTAAGTTGATTGGATAAGGTTTTAACCTTATATTTGTAGAAGTTATTTGAAATGCTGGGTTGATGAAATTGGTATATATTCAGGACTTTAATCTTTTTCGTATTCTGTATATATTTATATGTATGAACCAGAAATATACGAAAGAAAATTTAGAACTGATAGTTAAGGAGTCAGGGTCAATAAGACAAGTTTTACAAAAATTAGGTCTTAAAGAGGCTGGAGGTAACTACGAAAACATCAAGACAAGAATTAAAAAATTTGAGATTGATACTTCTCACTTCCACGGGATGTTGTGGAGTAAAGGTAAAAAATGGTCCAAACAAAAGGACATCTCAGATAAACTAGTTGAACACTCGACATACTCAAGCGGACTACCTAGGTCAAGCTTCAAATTGAAAAATCAATTATTGAAGTTGGGTTATAAGGAACACGTTTGTGAAATGTGCGGAGGTCTTGAATGGCTCGGAGAAAAAATTCCTTTGGAACTCCACCACGTAAATGGAAATAGGTTTGATAATAGGATTGAAAACATTCAATTACTATGTCCTAACTGTCATTCATTTACTGATAACTATCGGGGAAAAAATATGAGTGCTAGAGGGGAAACCCTTTAAGTAGAACTCCGTAAATTCGGTGAACCCTTTAATAATGGGAACCCCGAGCCAAGCCCGTAAGGGAAGGTGTAGAGACTAGACACGGAGCACCTAAATCGTAAGATATGGTGAAGGTATAGTCCAGACCACAAACAGAAATGGTAGTGAAAACTATAGTGGTAAGAAAATCCTGTGGCCTGAAACGGCCGTGTGGGTTCGAGTCCCACACCCAGTACCGGGAACTTTTTTGTACCTATGATATATTTATTATTAAATTAATAGATATATGCCTAGGAAACAAAAAAAAATACATTATTTGTATAAAACAACTTGTTTGGTAACAGGAAAGTACTATGTTGGTATCCATAGTACCTCTAATATTGAAGATGGTTATATGGGTAGCGGAAAAAGATTAAGACGAAGTATTCGTAAGTATGGAGTTGAAAACCATAAAAAAGAAATACTAAAATTTTATCCAAATAGAAAATCCTTAATTGAATCTGAAAAATTAGTAGTAAATTCATCTTTATTATCAGACAATAAATGTATGAATTTAAAAGAAGGTGGAGAAGGGGGGTTTGTTGATGGGGAGCACAGAAAAAAATTCATAGAAGGCTCTAAAAAAACTAGACATTTAGGAAACGAGAAAGTGAAGTGGTTATTTTTAAATGATGATGAGTGGAAAACAAAACATAGAGAAAAAATAATAAATGGGCTTAGAAAAATAAATTATAATCACAATACATTTTCAGGGAAAAAACATACAATCGAAACGAAAAATAAGATTGGTAAAAAAAATAAAGGTAATGGAGTTGGGGATAAAAATTCTCAATACGGAACTTGTTGGATAACTAAAGATGGGTTAAATAAGAAAGTTAAAAAAAGTGATTTGAATTCGTTTTTAGAAATTGGATGGAAAAGAGGCAGAATCAAAATAAATAAAAAAATATAAATTTAAAAATTATAAAAGATATGGCAACCATTTACACTAACGTCGACGTTGATGTTGACATTGAAATTGATGAATTTGTTGATTCTTGTAATCCGAGAGAAATAAAAGATTTGGTTAATTATCTAACGGCTGAAGGCCATTTAGAAAAAACTAAAGATTTAACAAAAATGACGGCAAGCGAAATTGATTTTTGTGATAAGATGTCAATTTTGTCTGATAAATTTTATCAAATGTCAGTTGAAGAGATTGAATTTATTGAGACTCTTTATAATAAATACAAATGATTGAAAGAGAAAGAAAATTCAAACTAAAGTATATGCCTGAAGGACTGACTCCAGTCCATATCAAACAGGCATATCTTATGTCTGACAAGAAAAAACAATTTCGTGTTAGAATTATTGACGACGAAAGAGCTTGGGTTGCATATAAAGTTAAGATTGACAGGACAACAAAGTCCGAGTATGAATACGAAATTCCAATCCAAGATGCAAACCATCTATATCAATCAACTGACGTTAAACTTGAAAAAACAAGGTATAAGACCACATTTGAGGGTAATAAAGTAGATATTGATGTTTATCCTGATGGTAAAATGTCCGCAGAAATAGAATATGAAATTGACCTTATAAATCTTCCCGACTATTGTGGGGATGAAATAACGGGAAATAAAGAGTGGTCCAACCTAAGTATTGCCAAGAAAAACAAAAAATCTGGAATTTAACATTCCTGTTAATATTTTTAAAATCATGAATTTAGAAGAAATAAAATTAGCATTTTCCACAAATGAGTTAAATGGAATAAATAATTTAAATTTAAATCAAACAAAAAAAGTATTACTAGAGTTATTGTCTGAATATTCTTCTGATAAAAATTCATCATCTTTTCGTGAAGGTGTAACTTTAGGAATTTTAGGTAAAAAACAAAGTAAAAAAAAATTAGGTTATGATTCTGAAGATGAATGTTTAGAGGTTAAGCCAAAAAACATTATGTTTAATTCAAAAAATAAATTTGATGGTTCAGGCAATTTTAGCGATTTTACCTGGGCTAGACATAAAAAATACTCAACAGATGATGTTAAAATGATTGTATCTGGTTTTTTAGATGGTAAATTAATTTTTGTTTTAAGTTTCAAATATAATTCGGCTGATTTTATTTTTGAAATTGAGAAACAATTAAAAAAACATTTACCTTATGGGGATATTAAAAACCGATATGTAAGAAGTATTAAATTTTCATATAAACATTTTATAAACTCTGAAAGTTGTAATATAGAATATTTAAATCCTATTATTTCAGAGATTGAAAATAAATTTACAAAACCATTTTATGGGTTTATATTTAAAAAATGAATTTAATTGATAACATAGTTCTTGGAGATGTTCTTGATACGCTTAACCAAATACCATCAAATGTTTTTGATATCGGGGTTACTTCACCTCCTTATAATAAACAGAAAAATAGAAAAGGTATTTTAGTTAAAGATATTAAATACTCAAACATTACTGATAATTTAGATGAGAGTGAATATCAAGATGTACAAATAAGGGTATTAAATGAATTATACAGAACAATTAAGCCTGGAGGTTCATTTTTTTATAATCACAAAATAAGATGGGATAAGGGTGAAATGTTCCATCCGATTGTTTGGTTAGGTAAGACCGATTGGATTATAAAACAGGAAATAGTTTGGAATAGAAATATTGCGGCAAATATAAGAGGTTGGAGATTTTGGCAGGTTGAAGAAAGAATATACTGGTTGTATAAACCAAAATATATGAAAGATAATGGAGCGGAATTAATGTCAAAACATGCTTTAATGACTTCAGTATGGGAATTAAGACCTGAGATGGATAAAAAAATAGTTATGAATCATCCAGCACCATTCCCAATAGAAATACCAACAAGGTGCATATATTCAGTTTTAGATGATTTAAAAAATTGTTTAGTAATAGACCCGTATATGGGAAGTGGAACAAGTGCGGTTTCAAGTAAACTACTCGGACATAATTATTTTGGAATTGAGATATCACAAGAATATATTGATAAATCAAATTATAGAATAGCTAATATTTCTGAAAAAGAAATTGATAGATTTAATCACGAAATATCTTTACATAAGGTTGAAAAAACCTATAGTGATAGAAAAAAAAACAAAAAATCCGGAATTTGACATTCCTGTTAATAACTAAATTTTTGTAGTTCAGATTACTTGCCGTATATTTGTGGTATGAATAACGAACTAAAATACGTACCCACAAAAGAAGCGATTATTGGTTATAGTGATTCAGTAATTGCCAAAAATGAATCAAACGATTGTGCTGTTAGAGCAATTTCATCAGCGTTTGAAATGCATTATGATGAAGCTCATCAGTTTGTTAAAGTTAAGTTTGGTCGTGAAAACCGCAAAGGAACAAAATTCTTTGTTGGTGGATTGCGTCGTATGGTTGATGATAAAGTTCAAATCAACGGTAAGTCTTTTGAAAGTATGGGCAATGAGAACGGCAATATGATGTATGACGTTAAAGTTAAAGGTCAGATTGTTAAACGCAAGATGACAACTGGTACATTCATCAAGAAATACCCTGTCGGCAAGTATCTTGTGGTTGTTCGTGGTCACACCTTTTCAATTATTGATGGTAATGTTGTTGGTAACTATGGTGATGCAAAAATGAAGAAACGAGTTATTAATAACGCATTTAAAGTTTGTGAATAACTTTAATGATTTGATAAAATAATATTTCCTATCTTTGTATAGTTAAAAATAAAATCTATGGAATTTGTATCAGTATATAAAGAAGGAAAAATGTTGGGAGTTCTTAATCTTGATGATGTATCAGTTAAATTTTTGCATGAATTGAAACACAAAAGATATGAGTTTAAAAAAATATCCGAAAATGTTTTTGAAAATGGAAAAAACTTCTTAAATTTGTCAAATGAAAGAAAAAACAATTTATTGTGAAAGATGTGGTGACAAACTTAACCCATCAAAAGCGGTTTGGTTGGAATTATCAAATACCGACGGAAGATATTATAAAGTAATACCCGAAGGTCACGTTAGTCAAGGAGGTTTTAGTTTTGGAAAAGCTTGTTCAATAACACAATTAAAAGAAAAGTAAAATGACAGAACAAGATTTGGAAGAAGAGAAAGTTTTATGTATATTTGTGTAAGTTGTTTGAAATATTAAAAGGTTGATTGGGAATTCGGGGCTAGCGAATAGCAAGAAACGCCAATCGTAAAAGTAGATGTCCACTCCCCCATCTTCTACTTATCCTAATTTGTGGTGTTGCTTTCTATGAGATGAAAGGCGAACAAACTTTAGTAGTAAGGTGATTATGGCTCTACCAACACCGAGGACTTCTCATCCTCAACATAGTCAGGTAGCGTAATTGGTAACGCCTCATTATTGTAAATGGGAGATGTAGGTTCGAGTCCTATTCTGACTACTAAAAATAAGGTCGGTTCATCTAAGGGTTAGGATACAAGATTTTCATTCTTGTCATAGGGGTTCGAATCCCCTACCGACTACAAATAGACATAAATAAGGTCGGATGTCCGAGTAGTAAAGTAAAACTTTTACAATATGTAGTTTATTTGAACTTTCATAATATTTATTTAATATAAAGTAAAATTATGAACAAAGGTTTGAAAGAAAAAATTTTAAACTTATTTCACAAAGGATATTCTTATAGAATGATTCAGAAAGAATTAAGTTGTAGTAAAGGGACGATTAGTCATCACTTGAAAATTTTTATTACTGAGAGAAAAATAAAGAAAAAAAAATTAATAAAAGATATTGAACAAAATTTACCAAAAGATAGAGTTACTTTTGACCTTCAATATTCAAAATTATTAAGTCATTCGGAAAAAAGATATTTTTATAATAATTTTTATAAAAAGGGAAGCAAAGGCACTTCAAGGGACTATGTTCCTAAAGAATATTATAGAAATAAAAGATTTGAAGCAAAAAAATATTTGGTAGATTATAAGGGAGGAAAATGTGAAATATGTGGCTATTCTAAATCTTTAAGAGCTTTAGAATTTCACCATAAAGACCCATCTGAGAAAGACTTTAATATCAGTAAATTTTTAAAGATAGATGAAAAAATTTTAAAGGAATTGGAAAAATGTATGTTAGTATGTTCTAATTGTCATGCTGAGTTACATGACAATAATTTGAAAACATAAATGTTAAATGAGAGTAATTATTACCGTATGTTTACTACTCCATCTCCGACCTCTTAAAAACGTATATCATCAATTTTCATTGACTCAACTGAAATATGAAATCCCATCCAACTGGGGTCATAAAATTGAAAGTCTGATTCTAATAATGGTTCAAAACATTCCCAAATAACGGACTCAAAAAATTCATTATTATCATATCTGTCTTGAGATAAACTATCGTATAAATCACCAATAAATTCGTTATCATATACGAAATGAACATATTCTTTTTTTATGTCGTGAAACATTAGTATGTTTGATAGTATAACGTTAACTTCAACTAATACTGATTCATATTGTATTGAAAAATGAACATCACCGGTAAACTCTAAATCAAATCTTATTGGAATTTCATGATTTGTAATACCTCTATCTAATGTATATAATTTAGTGACTTTTTTTGAAGAAATACAATTAATAATTTGTTGTTTTAAGTTCGCCGGAATATATACGTCTTTAACATTTTCTGAAAAACGCCAAATATTTATTCCAGCTCCACGAATTTTACCTTTATATGAAGCCAATTTAGAGTATTCATCAATTTTTGACTCAATAAATTCGGATAAAGACGATTTTGTGTATGGTAAATTTTTTGGGTTATATACATCAATTATGTATTTGTCGTAATCTCCTATAGTATAATATTCCTTTTTTTCTTTTCCAATCACCTCCATCTGAATTCCATTAAAATTCATTTTCTTAATGTGAGGATATACTAATTTATTTAATATGATATTGATTGACATATGTCATAAATACTTTTGTTATATTTATTGTTAATGAAATTTATAATTACTGAAAATCAATTTAATAAAATTGTTGATAAATTTAAACCAATTCTTTTTAAATATTGGAATGTTAATGGACCAAGTTTATCTAGACAAATGTATAAACTAATTGGACTTGACTCTAAAACGGCGTATGAAATTGAACCTTATTTTTTGGAATTGATGATTGAATGGTTCGGAGGGAATGAAAAGTTTATTCAGTATTTGAAAAAAGATGAAGGTGAAACTTTTGATATTGTGGATGGGGGGTATAATTTTAAAATTATATTGGATGAAGTTGTTGTAAATGAAGAAGTTTATCTGTACATTAGAGTAAAAAAAGGGGGAACTGTAACCTTAATATTTGATGATAATGAACCAACCATATCTTTGGAAGAAGCTTTGGCAAATGATAAATTTGGTTGGGAAATTAATAGTGAAGTTAATGAAATAATTTTTAATAAATTCTTTTCATTTTATTCTAATCTGGGAGTTACAATCGGACACATAAGTGTTGACTATATGTAATCTTCATTTATGCTGACCAACAAAGTCTGTCTTTTCATTTTTTTGCGGTAGGAATTCCAAATCAGGAAATTGTTGTTTTAATTCATCTACATGTCCTTCTCCTGCAATTGACACTCCACCGTTTTCCATTAAATCGTATATTGTTTTATTTCTTTCATCTTCAATACTTTGTTGCATGACACCAAAATAAGTTTTTTTGTTCGGAACTTGCTGTCCTTCAGGATAAACAGTTTCTTCCATTTCTGTTAATAAATCATATAATTTTTCTCTATTATAAGGTTGTTCAAGATTTTCAAGAAATCCTGATTGTTCCATATGATATTTTAACCATTTTTTTCTTTCTTCTGGTTCGGTTGGCGAATTCGGAGGAAATTCAGGTCTTGTGGTTTTTGCTAATGCATCCAACATTGTACCACCTGAATACGAATAATCGTCTATGTAATTGTTGTATTTGTGTTGCATAAAAACATAATTAATATTATATTTTGGATTACCAACACCCAAACCTTGCTCTTCTGTTATTTCGTCCCAAGATTTATCTTCAATTTTATAACCAGAAAAATGCTCATCAATAAATTTCATCATTCCTGGCTCAAGTTCGGGGTTCTTCGCCGCAGCTCCTTCCGCAATGAAATGTAGATTATCTATATTATTAATTCTTTTAATTACTTCTTCAGGTAAATCAATAGTTCCACCGTGAGCAATTCCAATACAAGCTCCCAAATCTATTCCATTATCTGTTCTGAAAACAACTTTAAATGTTCCATTTTTTTCTTCTTCTGTGATTAGACCCATCAAAGTTTTAATCCTATTTAATTCTTCTTTAATTAATTGATTAACCATACAAATAAATATCCATAAAAAAATATATTTAATAAATTTTTTTCTAATCTGGGAGTTGCAATCGGATATATAAATATTGACTATATGTAATCTTTATATTACTATTGTCATATGAAAAATTTATTTACACTTAAAACTTTAGGTTGGGTATTTTCAGGAATTGTTGCTCTTATGCTTGGTATGGGAGCAATTTCAAAGATTACTTCTTCCGAAGAAATGGTTCAAAATTTTACATTCTTTAACATGCTTCCAACAATGGTTGCGGTTGGAGTTGTTGAATTATTGGCTGTTATTCTTCTTATGGTACCAAGGACATCATTATTTGGAGCTCTTGGAGTTTCAACGATGATGAGTGGAGCCGTTGCGGTTCATTTCGCAATGCTTGGTGGAACTGGCATATTTATGCCAATACTTCTTGGTCTCCTTGCTTGGTCGGGACATTGCCTCAGGACTTATCAACTTAAAGGTTAAAAAAAAATAATTTTATTTTAATCCCGGCATTGTTGTCGGGATTTTTTTTTGTATATTTGTGGTATGAAAAAAATAGTAAAGTACGAAAACGAAGAGTCCACCGCGATTTGGACTTATGATTTGGAAAAGTTTAAAAACGGACCAATTTCAGTTGAAATTATTGATAAAAACCCCGAACCTGTTAAAAGAAAAAGAAAGTGAACGTATTATTTTTGGACCACGACTCTGTAATTTGTTTATCAACCGAATGGGGCTCGCGGTTTAAAAAGCAAACTAAAGCCAAACGAAAATTATCTCAAGATATTATGAGTTTGCCCGTTGACGCTCGTTTTGATAACTTTAATAAAAGGGCGGTCAAAGTATTAAACGAAATCTTGGAAAAGACTGGTGCTGAAATCGTTGTATCTTCAGATTGGAAAAGTTGGGCTTCAGTTAATGAAATGGGTGACTATTATGAAAGTCAGGGAATTATCAAAAGACCAATTGATTTTACTGGCAATATGATTGATGGTGAAAGGGTTACATGGCATCGGGATTGGGACTTAGAAGGTACAAGAAGTTTGGAGATTCAACAATGGTTAAAAGAACACCCTGAAGTTACAAAATGGGTTGCAATTGATGACCTTGATATGGGTAAAACTGGAATTTCTTATGGTGTTGAATTTAAACATGATTGGGGACTTGACAATTTTGTATTGGTTCCAAGGTCAAATGAAGGTATTAAACAATGCGGAATTAAAGAAAAGGTTATTAAATTTTTGATTTAATCGTAAAATTAACTATATTTGGTATATGAAAAAAATATTCCTCACACTTTTTATATTGGTCAGTTTAATAACATCCTGTTTATCGCAGGATGTTGTTGTTACTAAATCTGAAAGAATGTCATTCGGAAAGAAAGATTATTCTACTGGTGAAATGAAGTACGCTCCGTTTGAAAACATAAATGAAGTCTTTGTTATTATTGAAGATAGAAAAATCACAATTAATTCAATTAGACAACAATTCTACTATTTGGAACCAACTTCACATGATATGAACGGGTGTGAAAAGGGTTCTTATTGGTATGCTTCGGATAATGATGATATAAAATGTATTGTTTATTTGTATTCAAACAAGTATAATGAAATATTCTTTTCTGTTGAATATTCTGATTATTCTTGGGTTTATTTATTAAATCCAACTCAAAATTAATTTTACAAATTTAAAATTCTAACGTATATTTGTATTCATAAACTAAAAGACCCCACGATTAACGAATGTACCTGTTCGTTATGGTGTGTGAACCTGGCAAGAAGGCTCCAAGGCTATGGGGGAGGTAACACAAAAGTGAAACATATATGTACTCTAATAAACGAGTTAACTGATAGGGGGAAGTTCCGTCAGGTATTATGTGAATCTTTAAATTATGGGTTCCCCATTATGGATTTAGGGGATTAGGGACTTTAAATGGTCGTGTTGTAATCCACAAGTTGTAGAAAAACTGGACAATTCTACAATACACACTCTAACTTCCGAGTGGGACTGCCAAGTAACTATGGTGGTAGGGCGAAGATGTCCTGAGGGTAACGCCAAATCGTTAATTGTAAGGCTTGAGGTCCGATAAGGATGTCCAAATCCACAAGCACGATGGCGTGAGAGTATAGGTCTTCGGTGGATGGTTACTACGGACTCACTCTCTTGAGTCATATCCGAAGAAATACTATTATGGGAAACTACTCCTTAGGGTTGGCTCGTGATAATCCCACACGGACAGAGAAGCCAACTCTTTTTTGAATTATTATATATTTATCAATATGAAATCTTCCGAAATAAAATTTCCAAAAAAATTGGTAATTAGAACCGATGAGGCTAGAAACAAGGAGATACAAGATAAATTTCCTGTTGTAAAAAAGAAAAATGAAGTTAAAAAAAGTAAATAAACTTCTTTTAACCGAAGCTTTAGGTGTACCAGACGACATTGATATGGTCGTTCACATTTATACTGATTTAATTATTAGTGTAATTGAAAATAACATTAAAAGTCAAGCACCAGACGTTCTTGAATTTAACGAACCTCAATTCCAAGAATTGGAGGGCTATGAGTATAGTTTTGAAATTTCCCCTAAAGAAAGTTGGGAATACCTGAAAAACTCACCGAAATACGATAAAGAGGAATGGAGAAAGTTTCCAACTTATAGAAACAAAATATTTGTAGTTGTTAAAGTATTACCTGATGAGTTTTTTGATGATAAGAAATACAAGTCCCCGATGATTGAGGCTTCACATATTTTTGTTCCGAAAGATTTTAAAATTAGAACATTAAAAACCAAAGGGGAAGTTTATGATATTAGTACATATGAATTTACAATCCATATGAGACAATCACAAACTAAAGATTTTGAATCAATTAGGAATGAATTATCGGCGGTTGTTTCACATGAAGTATTCCATGCTTATCAATTATTTAAAATAAATAAATCGACAGGTAAAGTCGGATATGGAAAAGAGTCTACGTATAATTCACTCCAACAAATTATGAGGAGTAATATTAATAATGAATGGAATGGATTTTTACGAAGATTATATTTGTCATTAAGATTTGAACAACAAGCAAGAGCTCCCCAACTTTATTATACACTTAAAGGAAAGGGTATTAAAGATTATGATGACTTTATGCGAGAGTTTGAAAAAACTGAACTATCGAAAGAAATTAATTTTTTAAAAAGTTTTTCGGTTGATGATATGATAGACTCAATTACAAAAATTGAAAGTTTTTTTGATTTGGTTTATTCACAAAAAAGGGCTCAAGAAGTATCGGAAAATTTGGAAAATTGGAACGAAGCCTTAAATTATATATCTGAATCTTTAAGACAAAATGGTGTTACTGTAAATAACTTTAGAGGATTAAGTCCTTCAATAAGAAATAACCCAAGACAATTTTTCATATACTGGAAAAAAAGATTTAACGATAGAGCCGATGAACTTTTTAGGAAGGCGGTTAGACTTTGGGATAAGGTAAAAGAAGATTAGTATTATTAGTTAAACTCATTTTTATGGATTACTTGTATTTATAGTTATGAGATATGTAATTACAAAAAACCAATTACACCAAATAATTTACAAATATTTGGATGGTATGTTTTCTAAATCAAATACTAAAAAAGAAGAATGTAATTATAATCCTGATGCTTATACACTTAATTTGCACGACAATTATGGAAAAAATATGATTACATATTTTTGGTATGGGCCAGGAACAGACGATGACGATAATCCTCATTATGGTGTTGGAATGATACACATTCACCCTGATATAGTTGATGAACTCCGTAAAACTATTAAGATAAGAGAAACTAAAGTTATTGATATTATTTCGGATTGGGTTAGCGAAACATATGATGTTGATATTGATGAAGCGTCAATTTATCCTTATAGACAAAAACCAGCAAATTATTAAAGGATACTATGATATATAGAATTAGCACCAAACAAAAAGAAAAGACAATTAATCTAATACAGAAATTTATTAACTCTGAATTAGAAATATTAAAAAAATATTCTGAAGATGGTGATTTATCATATGATGAGGCATTCGAGGTTGATTCAATAGATGAAATTAGAGTTGTTGATGTTGAAAAAAAAGAAGGATGGGTAATATTAGTAGATATTTATAAAAATACTAATAGATATAGTTTTGAAGGAGTGTTATATAATTTAAGTTATGATTTAAGAAGATATATTGGAATGAATTCAGTAAATGAAAGAAACGTAATTGACAATAGAACTTCAGGACCAGGGATAGATTGGTGATATGGAGTACAAAATAACAAATAGACAACATTTAATGTTATTCCAACGAATATACAACTATATTGAGGACTATATTGACCTTGATGAATATGGGTTAGTTGAAGGTGGAATTGGAGGGTATGAAGGTATTTATGAATTATCAAATTCAGAATATGAAGAGTTATTTGTTATTTACATGCCGGAATATTGGAGTGATGATACTCAAGAAGGATTAAATATGAAAGAAAAAAGTCCAATTATTAGATTAGAAATGGAATTTGAAAGACATTTAAATAGTATGTTTGGCCATTTGTGGGAAGAACCTTTAAATAAGTTTGTAAAAGACAATTTTGAAATTGAAATTAAGTCAATTAATTTTTGATAATACAAATTTTGCCGTATATTTGTGGTACAATTACACAACACCCCTATGAAAACTAATGAAATCAATAAAGAAAAGTATTGCAAATTTGCATCAGATAAATTGAAATCTTTACCTGCATTTAAAATTAAAGGAGGGTTTGGTGAAGTGGAAGTTTTTATCAATAAAGTAGATTTTACTTTTTATTCTTGGGGAGGAATACAGGCCGATTTTAAAGTTAAATTCAAAAAAATTAATGAGAATAGTTTTCGTTGGAGAAGTAAAATATCGTATGGTAAGGAACGAAATTATAAAATAAAAAATGAACTAATGTATAATATGCGAAATGAGGTTTTAATTATATGTAAAGCTCTTGGTATTAGAAGTACTGAAGTCACAAATATTACAGAAATTAAATCAAAAAAGAAATTAGTTGATTAAGTTTAATATGTTTACTATATTTGCACTATGAAAATTTATTTAGACGATGTTCGTACACCAGTTGACAATAGTTGGATTGTTGTGCGCAGTTATGATGAGTTCGTAAAAAAAGTTACTGAAATTGGACTTGAGAACATTGAATTAATTTCTTTAGACCATGATTTAGGCGACACCGCAATGAGGGAGTGGTATAATAATGTTCACAAAAACTATAAGTTGGACTATAGCAATATACTTGAGAAAACCGGAATGGATTGTGCCAAATGGTTAGTTGAAAAATGGATTGAAGGACAACCTGTTGTGGAAGTTAAGGTACATTCCGCTAATCCTATAGGAAGCGCAAATATTTGTGGATTAATTTGGAATTATAGACATGTAAACCATTTACCGCAAGAAAATATGACATGGGTTGTGCCATTTATGAGTTAAATATTAAAATAATTTTACACTATGAAAGCAAAATTAAAATTTGACCTTACCGATTATGATGACCGAATAGAACACGAAAGATGTTTAAAGGCAACTGATATGGCTCTTGTTCTTTGGGAATTAACACTTAACTCCCGTAAAAAAATTCTTAATAGTGTTGAAGAAGGTACAAATTTTGAAGATTACGAAAAAGGAGTAATGGCAGTTTATAAAGAGTTATATTCTTTACTTGAAGAACACGGAGTTATACCTGATAAACTAATCGTATGAAAAAAATTAATTTCAAATATAGATTAAAAAAAATTTGGATACGCATAAGAAACTTTTGTAATATTGTATCCGAAGGAATAGATAAAACACAATATAAAAATGGTTGGGGAAAGCTTTAAAAATATGAAATACGCAATTAAACGTTTTTTTAAAAGATTAAAAAATCTTTATCGTTGGCTTCCTACAATTTGGAAAGATGAAGATTATGATTATCATTTCATAAATGAAATCCTAATTAAAAAACTTGAGCACACAAGAGATTTTTTCTTGTCCGAAGATACTCATATTGCGAGTGCTGTTGAAGTTGCGGGTGAAATCCAAGAAGCAATCGACAGATTACAAAAGACCCGTGATAGTTGGGAATTCTATGAGAACCCCGCTCAAGAAGAGATAGAAAAAAAATGGGGTAAAAGTAAGTTTAATTGGATTCCAACTAATGACGGAACTGACTCCAAGTATTTGGAAATTGAACACGAAAATGTGAAAACTCCCGAACATAAAGAAGAATACTCAAAGGAGTTTAGAGAAGCGATGAAGCAAGCCCGTAAGGACTATATGAAAGATAAGAAAGAGGCATATAAGTTTATTGCAAAACACATAGATGGTTGGTGGGACTAATTTTTAAAAACAAATAAATATGGAATGGTATATTGTCAGAGCTCAGGCAAATCGTGAGCGAAAAGTAAGTGAAGCAATTATTAAAGAAACCGAAAAAGGGGAACTTAATGGAATAGTCGGAAGAGTAATTGTTCCAATTGAGAAAGTTTTTTCCGCAAAAGATGGTAAAAAAACACAGAGGGAAAAAGTTATGTTTCCAGGTTATGTATTTGTTGAAACATCGGCAATTGGTGAACTTAAACAATCAATCAAAAAAATTAAAGGAGCAACAGGTATATTGAGCGACAGAGCTGGCAATGTTCAGGTTGTTAATGAGGCTGAAGTTAATAGAATGATTGGAATTCACGAAGCAAATAAAGAAAAACAATTTGGGGACACATTTAATGTCGGGGAAGAAGTTATGGTAACAGAAGGACCATTCGCATCTTTTAAAGGGACAATTGAATGGGTTGATGTTGACAGAGGAAAATTGAAAGTCAATATATCAATCTTCGGAAGACCAACTACAGTTGAGCTTGAAGAAACACAAGTTAGAAAGTAAAAAAGATATATTTATATGTTGATGACAATTATAAAGACATTTCAATTTCTAATATCTTTTATTTTAGGGTTTGGGTTTTGGTTTTTACTTGGCTGGATTATTTCATCTGAAATTTATCTATTTGCTTGGCCAATGTATGGAAAAATAACTTACTTGTTTTTATCATTCATACTTTGGATAAAAGTTCTTGATGAATTTGGGTGGGACTTTAAATCGTCAGATAATACAAATCAAAATGTTTAATATGAAAAAAATTTTTTTAATTCTATCTTTTGTTTTATTTTCTTTTTCTTGTAAGAATAAAACAAAACAATCAACACCTGACGTACCAAAAGAAAATGTTGCAGAACAACTTGTTGTTGATACAACCTCAATTTGTTACGGAGAAAGTTTCAAATTTAAAGTACTGGTGACTCATAATGATAATACGACCGAGACCATCGGAAATCTTAAAGAACAACCAAATTTTGTTAGGTGTCAAAAACCAAATACAAAAATTTGGTGTTTAAACGACAATCAAACTGATACCACAATTTCAAAAAATGTTAAATCATTTAAAGTTATTGAAAATTATTTTGATTCAGTTTGTTATTTTGAGTGTCAGAAAAATTTGATTAAGTAATTTTTATTTAATATATTTGCCATATGAAAGTGGTAAATTTGGTAAAAGAAAAAACAGGAGAAGAACTTCTTGAAGAGATTATTGAGCATTTTGAATTTTCTAAAGTTAGAGATATAATGCTCTATCTTAATTGGCAATGGGCGTTTATTAACGACACTCCACAAATTTCAGAAATGAAAGATTGGGTAAGAGAATTATCCAAATATGCATTTGATTCAATGAGAAATAACCCAAAACAAAAAGAATATACAACAGGTTCAGGTGGGTTTGAGATTAAAATGTTTAGGGACTACGAAGGAGGAGAACCTACGATAATTGAAATTGATTTTGTATTAACTTCATTTGGAAACAGATAAAAATTATGATAAAGTTTAAATTATTTTCGCACTCGTTAAAAAATAAAATTCATACTGAAATTGTTTTGCCATTCTCAATTCAATTAAATCACTATAATAAAGTGATGGGACATTATGAATATATGATTGTTCTATCTATTAAATTTTTGTGGTTTGAACTTGGGTGTAGTTTAAGAAAATTTGAAAAAAATAAACCCTACTATATGGATGTAACTAATTTAAATTATAATAACAACTATGAATCACCTGAAGACGCTCAACCAACTAGTGTTCCCGAAAAAACAATTTACGATGTTTAAAAAATATATATTAAGTTTATTTCTAGTTATAACTTCATTTGTAAGTTATTCGCAATGTAGTGGAAACGTAACTATTGATTATATTAGTTCACCACCAGATACAATCGCTTGTACAAGAGTATATGCTCCAAATAGTTTTACACCTGATAATGATGGAGTTAATGATATTTTTAGAGTAAGTGGGATTGGAATATATGAACCAAGATTGTTAATATTTGATAAATGGGGAAATCCTTTTTTTGAAACAAATGACCTTTATAGAGGTTGGAACGGCGATAACGGAACTGGTTATTATTCTGAAGATGGTGTTTATAATTGGGTTATCTTCTATAAGGATGCTCAAGGTGTTTCAAAAGAGAATAACGGATATGTAATTTTAATAAGATAAAAAATAAATAATATGATAAAAAATAAAACGCCATATGTTGGCAGATTAAGATTTAAGTTTGAAAAATATCCTCATTACAGAGGAGGTCGTAGTGGTGTATTAAATAAAATCCATCTAAATCTTGGCTTTACAAAACTGGTAAGCCGGATGATTCCATATAAAAGTTTGGAAGGATGGGTTATTAATAGTGAATGCACAAAACTTATAACCAAATATACTGGAGGAAAAATCGGAACTCACACTTTTCACAACGGGGAACATACTCTCTATAATTCTTTTCTAACTAACAAAGGAGAATATATTGGAGATATTGAAACTGCT